TTATTGCATGTACAATAGTCCGTACTATTGTACATGCAATAACGCATAACAAAAAACATTCTCAAAATGGAAACTTTAATCAACTCATTAACAGAACAAACACAAGAACTAAAAGCATTGTATCTTGAAGCTACAGAAGATTTTGCAAAAAAAGAATTTTCTAAAATAGAAAAAGCATCAAAAATGCCAGTCGAAAAATGGTATGAAAAATTTGAAATACCAACCGAATTAAAATACGTTCACAACGGCTGCTTTGTACCTAAGCACATGTTGGAAAATATGCTTGCAAAATACTCACATGAATTAACCCAAACATTAACACCTGTAAGTTCAGCTTACAATGGCAAAGCGCTATACAAAATGAGGGACGCTCGGTATGCAGCGCAAAAAATAGCAAGCGAAGGCGTTGAATCCCATGTAGCTAAAAAGCTAAAACTTGCAAACACTCACTATACTGACAGTATTGCTAAATTGGCTTTTAGGATTGAGAAAAAAGGTTTGAATGAAAACAACCTAACATTATCTTCATCAAGAATAGCCATGAATTTTGAAACAAGGATTACAGACGGAGTTAAATCTGTTAGGGCATTTACAATATTAGCATGGGGAGAAATTAACGCGCCTCACTATCGTTACTTAATAAAATAACATTCACTGCCCCGGTGAAATATCCGGGGCTTAATTTAAAAAACATGAGTTTATCAATCAGATACCACATAGTATTTATAATGGTAATGTTTAAAGACGGATTTACCGATAAGGATTTTTATTATTATCGCACCCGCTGTAAACAAGCCAATAAATTAACGCCAGAGCAATTTGAAAAAATAATACAGGAATGCAAAGATATGTCGCCCGATGAATTTAAGGAAAAACTTAAAGCGCATCAGGACGAATTATAAAGACCCTGGTTTTTACCCTGAGAATGTTTTTATCAGGCCGCGCCCCATACCTTGACAGGTTGGGGATTTGGCGGTAAGTAGCACTCGCTACTATTGTGAATAAGGTTTAGGTTTAAAGCCCTGAAAGCGCAAGGCTAACAGGGCTTATTTTAAAAAGCAACAAATTAACAAATATGATAAAATTAAACGAAATAGGTAAAGAAGCAATTAAGGGCGACCGGGGATTGTTTATTGAAATTCAAAAGGTATTAGCAGTTTCTGAAAACGCGGTATACAGAATGATGAAAACCGACAGCAACCGACTAACTGAAATTGATGTGCTTAACACCCTGGTAACGCAAACCGAAAGGCCGTTAAGTGATTTTGTGGACGGGAAATTTAGTAAACTATTACTGAAATGACCCGCCTAACAGCCCTCATAACTCTAATTATCCTTTTACCCCTCATCCTCCTCGCCACAATCAACGACAGGAGAAATGGATTGATAAAATGAATTGATATGAAAAAGATAACAAAAGAACAAGCAAAAGCATTCGCGCAGGTAATAAAGGCAATGGAAAGGGCTAAATCTAAAGGATTGCGTTTTTTCGGTAAACAATGGAGTTTAGTAGCCTATAATGAGTCAACGGCTGCATATGAAGATGAACATGGACTATTAAATAGGCACGATTGCCGCGGCTCAAACAATCTTGAATACTTAAGTGAGCATATTTTAAATGATAGTGGAGCGGATGACTATGCAAGATATTTAAAAGATGCCGACGACCCATATAAAGGCGCGTATCAGGAAACACCTATTTGGCAAGATTACATGTAACCATAAAAAAATGAACCCAACCCTAAAAGCCCAATTTGAGGCTAAAGACCCGTCCCAAATATTACGCGATTTGAAATCCATATTGGATGAATCGCAATGGGATGAAAATTGGCCTACTGGCACAGATTACATGCTCGCAATGATGGCTCGCGCCTACCACCTGCGCCAATCCGAAATAGATGCCCTCCAAGCCAAGATAACCCAATTCGCGGGTATAATCCTTGACTATGAAACAAAGTTCGATGTGATAGCGGAGAATGAGGGGGAGAGGATGGTGGAGTTTGGGGAAAGAGTACAGCAATCGGCAGCAGCAAAAGTTGGTGCTCCGAATCTGATTAAAAACCGTAAGGCAATCAATGACATCAACATCAAACAACTGTACACTAATTTTAAAAGGAAAGATAATGGAAAGTAAACATACACCGGGGCCTTGGAAATGCAAGGCAATAAGCAGTTATATATTAAATCATAATCGCGGGTTTATGATAAGTGGATTTGAAACAGCGCAATCAATACGAGATGTGCTGCTAAATGAAATTGAGGCAAACGCCAACCTCATAGCCGCCGCACCTGATTTATTACAGGCAATTAAGGACGGAGTTGAATTAATTGAATATTTAATCAACGCAACTCCAACAGGAAAAGTAAGAGACACAATGTGTGATTGGAATATTATTGCAAAACAAGCCATTAACAAAGCCCTTGACTTATGAAAACTGCAAAAGAAATAACCAAAGACCAAATCGAGGAAGTTTTAGACGTTCAACAATATGTTACACTGTTTGAAAAAAAGTCTGCAAAACTTTTTATTAATGTAATTCCATCTTTAAGTAAAGTTAACTACAGCGTTATAAACAGAAAAACATTTGATGAAGACACGTTTGATTTATTATTTGATGCCGCTAACTTTTACAATCAATTGCCATGAAAACCTACCAAACCTTTACCAAAAACGGCGAAATTTTTTTGAGGTTGGAAAATCCGTATGGAAACAGTAGCCGAACCGACAAGTTATTTTACGATGACTTCGAACAAACCGCCCTATCCGAAGCAACGGTATACGAGGATTTACTCTCAAAAATTAACGACAATGAAAAAAACGATTGAACAGTTAGCGGAGGAATATGCCGATAATACAATAGGATTTAGTAACGAAAATAACCATTTATTAGAGCCATGTAAACGGGACTTCATCGCCGGTCACAACGCCAAATCAGAAGGGATGGTGAGTAAAGGTGAGGTGGTGGAGTTGATAAAATCACGTCTATCAATTCACGAATCAAATGTTTGCGATGGGTTTGGACGGATAGCCAACGAAGCAATTGTCGGCGAATATAAACAACTTTTAACCCTTATAAACGACATAAAATGAACGACAAAATATTAATCACACTTGATGAAATTAAGGCAGATATGTCGCCAATGGCAATTGAATCTATGAATGAGTTAACAGATGGATATATACGTAAATGGAAAAATCGTGGTTTAATGTCGCCTGAATTATGTTTCATAGGATTGCGTATTTTAGATCAATATTCTGATAATGCTAAAAGCATAATTAATGGTATGAAAAATCTTGATAGATTAATGGCGGATGCCGATGAACTTTTAAAATCACTTCAACCATGAAACCAATCTTAACAACAATCCTCGTCTTAATGGTTTTGGCGGGGATGGGGCAATCCCCAAAATGGAAATCAACTGGTTATCAAGATTACCGTGATACAACAACAAAAACATATTCCTTAATAGGAAAGGATAGTATATCTTTTCACATCGGTATTTCTGAATGCGATTGCACTTTTTATATAGATGGCCTTACTAAAAAAAGAGCTACGTGCAAAGGGTTGAAGCGTGCGTTTTTAGAAACCATATACTGGAATTGGCAAAAAGACAGCACTATATTTAACGGTAAAAAAATCAGAAATACTAAACCTCATTGGAACAGCAACATGTCAGGGGCTTCATTCATTCAAGGTACTTATTTTAAAAACGGCAAGCAGATTTACCCTGAATATATATTTATTAAAGATAAATTATTTAAAATTGATTAAAACCATGAAACCCGAAACAAAACTAACCCTCCTATTTTTCATAGGACTGGCAATTGGACTGGCATTCGTTTGCCACATTACGCCAACCGCGTCTCAGCAGGAAGAAATCGACTTCAAAATCAGGATGGATGACACCACGCTAATAAACCATTCTGAAATCCAGGTGCAGGAGTGGAGTGAAAGTGGTATGTGGTATAGGATGGTTGAACAATACGAAAGGGGTAAATAAAATGCCAGTACATAACCATATGCAGATACACGAATTAAAAACAATTGAGCCATATTTTTCACAGGTTGAAAAAGGCGAAAAAACATTTGAACTTAGGTTTAACGACCGGGATTATCAAGTTGGGGATTACTTGCTTTTAAAGCGATACAACAAGGAAAACAACACCTATAATGGCGTTACATTACTTGTGCGAATTAAGCATATTTTACGCGTGTTTGAAGGGCTTAAAGAAGGATGGGTATGCCTATCAATTTCAAAGCCATTAGATTAATTAACCCCATTACCAAATTAAAACATTATGAGCGACAAGGAATATGCTGAATGGGAATTATTAAATGAAATTCATACCCTATTGGCAAAATCAGATATAACAGCCAATAAATACCAAGAGTTATCTATTAAAATAATTCACCTTAAGCAGTTAATAACAGGACAAAAGTTAGAATTAAATAACGGTTTTATTGATGAGTTCCAGGCCTAAAAACCGGGGCTTACCTTACACCCCTTTATCAACCTTTGCCGATGTAGCAACTACAGAAGCATCGTTAACAGGATTGGGGATACTGCCACCAGTAACTGCCTTGTCCTTTGCACTGGTTAAGCCAGCAGCCACAAACAGCACTGATATAGCCGTTGCAATGGTAGGGGTAATAAATTTAGGAAACAGCAACGGTAATACTTGTGGCAATACTGCCAACACACCGAATAAACTTGTTTTCCAAGAGCCTGTAAAATTCATACGCTTTTTTATTCCAAATATAGAAAATTAATTGTATATTAGTAGTTCATTAAAATAACCACAAAAGATGAAAATAAAATTCAGAAATATCCGATTGTCAGCGGATAACAAAGTAAAATTGCAGGTAATAAATGACATTATTGACGAGTACCAAAGTCAAGGCTATGTTTTAACACTTCGCCAATTATACTATCAGCTTGTTTCCCGCGACATTATACCTAACGCTTTACCGGAATACGCTAAGGTTTCAAAGTTGCTTAAAGAGGGTAGGATGGCCGGTATTGTTGATTGGGATGCAATTGAAGATAGACTGCGCCAACCTTATACGCCATCAGCATGGGAAACGGCAAAAGATATTCTTATTAGTACGATTGACCAATTTCAAGTTCCTCGTTTGAAAGGCCAAAATAACTACTTAGAGGTTTGGGTTGAAAAAGATGCATTAAGCGGGGTGTTAAAAAGGGTTACATCAAAATACCATGTACCCATATTAGTTAATAGGGGATATAGTTCCGCATCAGCTATGTATGATAGCTATAACCGTTTCAAGACCGCAGTTGAAAACAATCAGCGCGTAACAATTCTGTATTTAGGCGATTACGACCCTAGCGGCATTGATATGATACGTGATATACGCGACCGCATAACTGAATTTATGGCTGGCAGCGAAGACTTTGAATATATGTTTGATGATTGGGGGCATTATTCGTTTGATGACGTAAATGAACTCATTAACCAATATTTTGCCATTAAACCAATAGCCCTAACAATCGAACAAATCAGGGAATATAATCCGCCGCCAAATCCAGCTAAAATAAGCGACCCAAGAAGCGGTAAATTTATTGCAGAGCTTGGTAAAACCTCATGGGAAGTTGACGCATTAAAACCGGAAGTATTACACGCCTTATTGGAAGATGAAATTTTAAATTTTATTGACGTTGATTTGTATAATGAACGTGTCGAACTTGAGGAAAATGAGAAAAATATTCTTATTGGATTCAAGGACACACTTACCGATTAGGTCTGTGGTTATTCCTTTTCGGTTCAACGCGGTCTGTCCTCAAACAGCCGCGTTGTTTATTTTAGCAAAGTCCGTTTCTGTACCGGTGAAAACATCCCCGTCCATATCAGTACCATTCCAATTATAAGTATTCTGCCAAAACAAAGGCGGCTTTCCAGTATCAAACCTAACAGGACAAGTTTTTTGCAGCGATGACAACCACATAGGATTATCAGGAAATTTTGCACCGTGAAAATATTCTTTTGGGTAATTATTGTAGGTATATATTAAACAATCCCGGCCTGTTACCCGTTTTACTTCGTTTAAAAAGTCATGTAGCCGCGATAAGGCCAGTTTCCAATTATCAGCAACCCATTTGTTTTGCGCGGCGGTATCAGCTTCATTATGGCCTACTAAATCCTCCACATCGACACATGGCATCATACACCCCGGCGAGTTGAAATTAACGCCTAATGATAGGTAATTTTTAGCCTGGATTAAACCGTCAACACGGGGCTGAAAGAAATGATAAACTCCGCGTGCTAATCCATGAATTAATTTCGCTTCCTGCCATGCATCGTTAAACGTTGCATCTTTATACGCATCGGCTTGCGTTCCCTTAAACCAAATAAAGCGTATACCTTTAGGGATTAATGAGGCTAATGGTATTTTGCTATTGAGGTGACTCCGGTCAACGCCTTTAATATAATTCATACGGTGCATTTAAAGCCACTAAGATAGCAAGAATTGAGATAACAACCGCAATAGCCGTGTAAATTCGGGTGCGGAGTTTGTATGAGGCGATGCTATGCATTAGTCCACCCGTTTGGTAAACACCATTGCGGTCATGACAGCAATTGAGAAAAGCATTAAACAGATGAAGTAGATCATACCGCAATTTACAAAACTATTGGGAAATAAAAAAGCCCCTGTTGTTGAGAGGATAAAAAGTTATATTTCGGCGTAAAGTTGAATATTATTTAAATCGCCACCTGTCATATATTGACTATACTTATCTTCCCATTCCTCATAATTGTCGTCGTTATACCCATCTAAGTCGGAGTTAAACTCATCTTTCATTTCGAAAGGTATCACATACCAGTGGCCGCTTTCGTCTTGTGTTACATATACTTTTTTCATATCTCTTTTTATTTGCTTGTTAAATGGGGGTTAACAACTGTGTATTGCGTTTTTACATGGCCCTTGCCGCCGCAATTCATACATGTTAAAAACCCATAGCCATATACAGTCTTTTTGCCTGTTCCGCCGCAACATGGACATTCGGCGCTTTCATATAGTATTGTTAGCATCTTTTCTTTGTTTAAGTGGTGGGGGTTAAAATGATTTTGTGTAACTCGTCTTTGGCAGATTGTAATTTGCGCATTACCACGTCAATTGAATTTTCATTATCAAAAACCATTATCATATCCGGAAATGTTTCATCGGTTGTTTGTCCTTTTAATAAATCACCACCTGAACCAATTTCGCGAGGCGGTTGATTTTTGAAAACTACGGCTACGTGTCCCGCTTTGTTTGCGCCCCATGTGACAGCTATATCACCCTTGCCAAACTCTAAAAGTGTTGGTATAATAACTTTTCCGTATTTAATGTTGCTTAATATCATTCTCTCTTTCTTTTCCCCAAAGGTATATTAATTGGGGGATAGTTGCAAATAAAAAGTTTGATATATCGAAAATAATTGTAACTTTGCTTTATGGAAAATGATAAACAAGCAAAATCTTTAGAAGAAATAAAGCAATTGATACAGGATATACCGCATTATATAATTGTGGCAAATGAAACCGACATACCATCTAAACTAAAGGAATGGCGTGTATATCGAGACTTGTCGTTGCGGGATGTGCAAATGGTCACAAATATATCCAACGCTTATTTAAGCCAATTGGAAAACGGAAAAACAAACAATCCTTCATTCCGCGATATTTGTAAATTATGCCGGGCTTATAATGTTAGATTGATAATTGATTAACTCATGACAATAACGACAAAATTTTCGATAGGGGATGAGGTTGAAATAGATTTTTCAGGCACCCAATTCGAGGGTAATGACTTCATACCTAAAGTGGGTAAAATTGCGTACGTTCTAAACGATGCCATTAAAGATACTTGTTATTTAGTTAATGGATTTTGGTTTAATGACTGTAATTTAACTCACGCCACCAAATCAGACCTTTTAAAATCATTAGAATGAAGACAGAAATAAAGAGCGCGGAAGCTATTGTAGACACATATAAAGGCAGTAGCGAATATCCGCAACTAATAACACGCCACGAAGCGGAATTAGCTTGCGAAGCCTATCATGAGCAGTTTGAGCGGTGGAATAAGGTTGAAGACAAGGAGGCAAGCACAGAACCCTATTATCAATTGGCTGATAGGGACGATGTTTACTTGGATATTTACTATTATATTCCAAAAGGAATAGACGGCAACTCAATGGCTTATTTTAGAAGCGTAAACGATAATTCAACATTAGATTTATCAGAAGTAAGCCACTATAGAGAATTTAACACAGACGCGCCCGATTGGGCCGAACTTCCAATCCCACCACAAAAATGATAACACAACAACAAGCAGAAAACATGGTATATGAGCAATTAAGCCTTGACTATACCGAAGCCTAAATAAAACAAATGCCATATAAAGTAAAAGTGTCGGGCAACGAAGTTAAAGTAATTGGCGACAAGTGGTGTGATATTTATACGGTTGAAATGGTTGCGAAATTATTTTTAATAGGACATTAACTTTTTTAAAATGATAACACTTGAAATATTAGCGGCGTACTATCCGCACAAACTTAAAGGCATCTTTACAGACTTGCCCGGAGAAATGCCATTTGAAGTTGTCGGAATAACAATCGAGAACGAAGAAGAACTCGAATTAATTAATGTTAGAGGATGTCCCGGTAGATATGGTGGTCATGCTTCTGACATTAGTAATTTTAAACCCATTTTGCAACCATTAAGTGAGTTGAAAGACGACAAAGAAACAGCCATTAAAATTTATGCCATATCTTGCCGTGAACACCATCAAGCGTATTTAGATATTGTCAAAGACGGTGGAGATTTTGACACATTACCCCGGTACATATTTGACGAACTGTGCCGTCGCCACTACAACGTCTTCAATTTAAAAGAAAACGAATATATAAGGAAGGGATGAAAGAGCAACTACAAAATTGGATTGACGCTTTAAAAGAAGTGCCTATAATAGAAACAAAAGTTCTAATATCTGATGGGGTTATTATAAAAACTGGCCACTTTATAAATGGCAAGTGGAAAGTTAGTGGATATAAAATTACTGTCACGCACTGGATGTTACTGCCAGAATTACCAATATGACTGTACAGCAAATTATAAACCAATTACAGGAAATTAAAGACAAATCAATGAATGTTGTATTTACAACACCTATTGGTTTTATTGATGTGGATGCCATTAATTATTGCGATTGGGCAAATGTTACTGTTTTATCTACAGAGGAAAAGCCAATAATTGATACCAACCCGCAAAAATGTTGCGGACGTTGCTTTGGTGATGATATTTGTGTTTTTGATTTAAACGATGACGGCAATGAAAAACAACTCGATTACACTGATTTATTCCCCGGCGAATAATAATTTGAAAAAGATATGAAAAATTTTAAATGGTTTAATGTGGTAGGCTTTATGATATCTACACCATTGGTTATTTTGGGAGTCATAACAAATCACTGGTTATCGGCTATTGTAAATTAATTGGCGCTATTCATGAACCTTGTTTCAGTTTACATTAACGCAAATGCCCCCAAAAAAACCAACAAGCCCAAAGCATAACACCGCTACAAATGATACGCTCAACGATGTTCCATTGGTCTAAAACACCTAAATCGTATAAAAGGTAGTGAGAACCAGCAAGTGTATAAACAAAGCAAATAGCACTGAACAAACGAATAGTTAACACCCTCATACGCCCGTCAACGGATTTAAAAAATTTCCACGCGGTATGCCCTGAAAGCAATGCAACGCTCCAATAGCAAAATTGGGAAAGTATCATTTCTATTAGTGGTGGGCGCATGGGAATAAAGATAGGGAAAATTTGTATATTTACATAACGGCAATTTAGCCAAAATTAAAAGCTTGACAGCAAATGAAAAAACTTATCTTGCACTTGTGTGCGGACTTAGGTAGTGATAGTATTTACTACCAACAATCATCAGAGTATGTTGTATTAAAAATTGGAAAGGACATAGGTGTTGAAAATTACAAACCTAATTTAATGCGTCCATGGTTACCGGTACATGGTGTTATAGCCAATCCTGTATGCACAGAATTTTCTACCTTAAAGGGATTTGAACATGTGGGGGATTTAGAAAAAGGCATGTTTTTAGTAAGACATTGCCAAAGGATAATTAAGGAATGCAATCCGAAATGGTGGGTTATTGAAAATCCGTTTAATGGCAGGTTAAAAGATATTTTAGGCAAGCCTGATTACGTTTACCAACCGTGGGAATTTGGTAGCCCTTGGACAAAGAAAACGGCACTATGGGGTAATTTAATAAGCCCGAAAAGATTTATAAAAAATGGGAAGAAGTGCCTAACAAGTTGGATTTGTGGAAAAGGAAAAATAGGAAAATACCATCTTTAGCTTACCTGCATAAATCAGCAGTAAATATTATTACTGAAATGGAATGGGCAAAGGACTATATAAAGTGCGATACGGATATACGTAGCATGTGTTCAAACGGTTTCGCAAGAGAATTTTATACAGCAAATCAATAATATTAGTTCGTAGTTCCGTCAAGCTCTGCGGACTACTTAGCCCTGTCGCCTAACAGCATAGGGCTTTTTCACTTCCCCTTCATGCTCTTAACCAAGGTAGTCAACTCCGTTAACGCTTGCGTCCCTGTTATAGCCGTTCTGTTCATTTCCTCAAACTGCTTTTGGATGACTTGGTTTTGCTGCTCCCGTTCACGGCGATGCAGGTCGTCCAATTTTTCCTGTGTTTCCTTATTTGATTTTACAACGTCTTTAAACAACTTAAACCCGGCTACAAACCCGGCTATTAATATGCCAATGATGCCAAGTTTTTCGTAGTCTACCATTTATTTCTTAATCGCAGCCATAACATTATCAAACTTCGTGTCAAAATGCTTACGGTCTTCCTCACGGTATTTAAACAAGATAACAATATCATTCTTCACATCGGTTAAAACGCTGTCTACAGTGGCTTTAACGCAAGCAATGGCAACCTTTTCAATAAACTCTTCTGTCTCAATTTTCTTGGCGTTAATAGCGGCCAGTCTTGCGCTCTCCTTATCTTTAAAGTATTTACCCATATAAGCAAGCGTAGCCCAAAGAAAACCACCAACTGCAATCAACACTTCAAGTATTTTATTAAAATCAAATTCGGGATTAGGTGTAGGTTGTACCATTGTTATATTTTTATATGTGTTCATATTTTTTAAGGTTACGTAAAACGCCGATAGTGATGACCGAAACAGATATATAGAGTATTAGCAATAAATATACCGCGTTTGTAATTACCCCTTGAAAACTAAGAGCATAAATTATCGAATTAACCGCAATTGTTAGCATCCCGATAATGCAAAAACTACGCTGATATTCGTCTTTAAACTCTTTGTGAATATCTATAGAATAATAAATTAATCCGATTGATTGCCCTATATAAAATACAGTTTTAGCATTGGGTGAGTACCAACAAAAAAAACCATATCCTACCATATAAGTAGTGTACATTGCCATTATAAACAAGAACACTACTACATTCATCCGGAGTTTAAAAAAGTTAATCAAGGCGTTTTAGTTGGAAAGTCATCAACGCATTTAGTTCCGTTCCATGTTTGTCCCGGTGGGCACGGGTGTATATCCAGCGTCTTTACCACCGTTACTATTTCGCCAGCATGCTTATGAAACAAGCCAGATATAGCCCCTTCACCAAGTTCGATAAGTTTTGGTAGGTTAGCTATAACAATACCCTCTAAAAGCTCTAATAGAGGGTTTAATTTTTCTTTGTCAGTTGCCATTGTTTCCAATTTATTTTTTATATCATTAATTACGTTTTCAAATTCACCATTATCATGCAGGTAGTGCAAAATAGGAAATATCCTATTGGTTTGATGCGTTATTTCGTCTTTTGAAAGCATGGTTAATATAGCCTAAACCACTTCGCCGTTGTCGCTTCGTATTCATAACACATACAAGCCCCTGTAGCCGCCGATGTTGGCAAGCTACCTAAAATAGTACCAGTAAGTGTTAATAATGTCACACCGCCGTTAAAAAACATCAACAGGTTATCCCTATCGTTTGGTGATGCAGGGAATGTAACCGTTAATGAAGCTATAAGCGAACCAACGCCTATTACTACTTTTCCTACGCCTGTGTTAATGGTTGCACTGCCCGATATATTTTGTTGCCCTTCCGGTCTTAGTATCATGATATTTTAATTAAGTTTAAGCCAATTAGTTCCATCTGATTCCAACATATACACCGATGAATTTACCAGCGCAGTCAAAGTGTTATTTGCCGCATCCTTAACAGTCGCTCCGGTAAAAGACCAACTAAACGTTCCCGATGTATTTTGATTCCAAATGCGTATTATGCGTCCGGTATATGTTGATGCAGTTGGTATTGATACTGTTCTATTTGCTGTAACTACCGGTAGTTTAACTAATTGATTTGCGGATGTGACTGTATAATTAGCATCGGTGGCGGTATTAACTACATCTGCGCTAATTTTTAACGCCATTTGAGATGCAAGATTAGCTTTACTAACTATAGATGTTGCTGTATCTGATGCTAATGTTATTGAACCTGTACCATTTGTTACGGTAGTGCCATATCCAGCACTTAAAGTGGCTTTTGTAAGTGTATTGCCTGTTGTATTTCCTATTAGTAGCTGTCCATTTGTGTAGGTGCTTTGGCCCGTACCACCATTAGCCACCGGAAGTGCCCCTGTAACCTTAGTTGTTAAGTCTACGGCGTTTGCTGCTATCATGGCTGTTGTAATCTTACTTGCACCAATAGCAGCTACCAAGGATGAATTAAATGTAATATCTCCGGTAATATTACTATAGTCAAGTAACCTCTGCCAGCTTCCAAAGGCAGACGAAAAATAAAGCCTATACCAAATTCCACCATTCGTGCTATAAGGATATGCGAATTGAATATGATTATTCGTTGCTGCTATACCGGAGAACTGTATATTTTGCACATAGTAAAGATTTGCGGTAGCCCCAAACCCATTAGTTGCATTGTCTCTTAGTAATGTCGGGCCATATCCAGGCAGATTATTTGTCGCGTCATTCCAGTCAAGTGTACCCGATGTTGAGTTAACAATAAATATAGCCCGGGCATCTCCTTTAGCCAGTGCCCGATATGTTACAGGCCCATTACTTCCATCAGGGGCAGCAAGTATAGTATTTGCTGCCTGCGTAGTTGACGGGTCGGCTATTTGCGTGCCAGCCAGAACCGGATTACTTACATTCCCTGTCGTTTGGTTTCCAGTAAGCTGATAGGTCGTTGTACCTTTAGCCACATGGTAGATACCGTATTGCTGTAAACCATTGCTCGCGCTTAGGTTATTGTCGGACAGAACGAGGGTTGTTACGCTATCCGCTAATAAACCTGTTCTTATTTTGACAGCGCTTCCTGTGTTCAATCCGTTGTTCGTAAACGAGTTATTGGTAGCGGTTAACTTTGCCGCATTGCCTACTAATAGGCCGGTATTTTGATTGCCCGTAGATGAACTATTATTAACTGTTACATCAGTAAATGCATTCAAAAATCCCGATGAGTATTTAGATAGGTTAATACCATTTTTGCCGCCATTGACATTTACGTTATTTAGCTTTACGGTTAATCCTGCTACTTGTGGCGGCATATATAACCCGGCTCCGGTGATATTGATGTTATTAAAAATACCGTTTGAGTTATATAGGTCTATTTCGGCAGGTACACCAGTGTACGACGTATTTATGGTTAAGCCATTAACAGCTATCTTTTGAATGTTACCAGTAATATAAACACCATTTACACCTGACGCTGGCGGACGGTCATCAATGGTTACGTTTGATATGGCTAATGAATTAAGCGGGTACGTACTACGAATCCCCGTTGTCGCCGTATTTGCGACTGTGGTATCTGCTATAAAATGAGTGTTTGAAATAGTCACGTTGCAGGTAGTAGCACCAACAGCCTCATTGTTTGTCTGGTAGCCACTTAGGTTATTGTAATGGATGATAGAATTATCCATCGTGAAATTAGCAGCGGCGTTATCCACACCGCCAATGGCTGTTACGCCACTAATAACCATATCATGCACAATCCCGTGCGCATCCAATGCGCTAAATGTAGACGTGTTACTATTGGTAAACGTGCCGCCTGTAATGTAAACTTGTCCTGGAAAGGCTCCACCTAAAGAACCTGAACCCCCGAATACTGTTTGATATTCAAGTCCACCTCCAGCGGCAACCGCGTGGGCTGCACCTCTTATATCGCAATCTTTCAAGTAGACAACCGATAAATCAGAGGCGTCAAGTCCGTAGCTTTCTCCAGATAGATACTTATAGCTGTTATATGCTCTGTAAGAGCCTTTCATAAATGAACTCCCGGCAATTACGGCAGCGGCAGCGAAGTTATCAACCTCACCGTTGATGTCGATATTTGCGTACAGACTCGAAATACCTGTCGCAACTACGGTTGGATTCCCGATAATGGTTACACCTGCGCCTAATTTAAAATAAGGCTGATAGTCATTCACCCACACGTATGCAGATGTGATATTATACCAAAACGGTTCATAAACATAAAGTATACCTGTGCTGCTGTCGTAGCTATCAACCGTAACACGCTGACCCTTAAAATAATCTGTTCGGTAAGCATTTGGGTTAGCTTCGTTTGCATAAATAAGTAATGTCTGACCAGGCTTAATATTCAGACCTGTATTAAGCGTAACGGTTTTGGTATTGGCCGTAAACGCAACACCGTTTTGCAGTAACGCTTTTGTGCCTGTAACTTGAAGTAATACGTTTGCTGACGGTGGGAAATTGCCGGACGTTATTGCTTTTGCATCAATAATTCCGTATCCACCTATTTCTGGAATACCCGTTATATCAACAGTCCCAGTTGGCGTGAATATATAATGCTTTCCGCTTTTTAGCCAAATGCCTTTACCTGTCGATTTGGCATATGCAATAGTGGCTAAAATAGCGGCTGTGTTGTCAGTTGTTCCGTCAATTACGCAGGTCGGGCAATTTTCTTCAATGGTTGTGTATTGGACGTATTGAGGGCGTAAAAATGTGTTTCCCCATCCTGTAGTATCGCCTTGTAAGGCAGCTTTTCCGCTACTGTTAACATCAAGAGTTACTGTCGCGCCGGTCTGCCGATTCTTAAAAGCGAGTATGTGTAACCCCTGATTATAAACATCTACAAATGGGTCTGTACCTACGCCACCCGATGGCTGTAGGTGAAGTACAGAGCCATTGTTTAGCGTCAACCCATTGCCACCCGCAAACACATCAACAGCATTGAACGCCGCGTATGGCGATGATATTTGGTCAATTGTCCATGTACCATAGGCATGTCGGCTTGTACTAAGAAGTTGAGTAATAAAATTCACGCTGTCAGCCCTACGCAACCACCTTACATCGCCACGGGGGTATAAATTTGCTATGGTTTGGATTAGCGCGGTAGTATCCAACAAATCCAAAGGTTGGTAATAGTATATCCCGACTTTAGGCACCCACCTATGTGTAACGCTGTTTGTATTTGATGACGCAGCCGGGGCTATAACCGTATTTGCCGGGGCACTTGTTGTTTGCCCCATTGCGAGTAGGGGGATGGATAGGGTGAGGGCGAGGATTAGTTTCTTCATATTATGTGTAAATATAGTTTGTCAAACGCTTTGAAACAAAAAGTAAATTCTTTAGCTTTGTAAAGAGAAAGTTAAAAATTATGGCTATATCAAAAGAGGAACTACAATTCAGGTCTCAATTTTGGGGACAGAAAATATTACATTATGATAAAGAAGATAGTTACATTATAGATGAGTATAATATACTTTGCTCGCCAATGTATGTTGCGACTAAAAAAATTTCATGGATTACGATTGATGAAGTTAAAATAATAGCGCGACAGCTTGATTTGATTTTTGATAAGCCGGGATATTTAACTATGGATAGTTTTAAGGACGCGATTACTACACTTGAATATAGGTGTTTTTTTAGCTTTGCAGATTTATTGCCCGTATATCAGATATTGCAAGCATGGGGTTATTTATTGCCATTCAGATATTTTGACAAAAACAACCAACTCATTACTTTACAACCCAACGAAATAGTTAAAAAAGGTTGGGCTAAAACACATCATCCAATAGACAAAGACTTAGCATTTTAATTATGATACAAACATTCCAACAATACGCCGCCGAGCGCAAAATCAAGACACAGGCAATTAGCCAAATGAAAAAACTAACAATTGTGGAGTTGCCTACCTTTGTTGAGTACAAAGGTGAACGTCTTGAAGTAGGCAAAAGAAAAATCATTGTGACTGATAATCAACAAGTTACAAAATAGTTTGTTCTTTTACTTGTGAAAGTGAAAGTTAATTTGCACCTTTGTTATGTCAATAACGACAAAGGAATTTTAAAAACTATCAAAAATGAGCACTCAATCATCAAACAGCAAAAGGGTTTACGAAATTGTAATTCATGAACCAACAGACGGCTTCCATCAATTCAAATTAAGCATTGATGAAATAATGTTTCCAAATGACAAAAACCCGTTTGAATATATCTACGCATTGCAGGAAATAACAGATACCATACTTGATTTACAACGCGGTAAATCAATGGTGTTTCGCCCTAACCGCGATAACGATACAGAACTCGGCATAATAGCAAGAGTTGAATAGACACCGTGTTTCGTGATAGTTCACGGACTGCCAGTATCAATCCTCTCGCCTAAGTCATAAGCGACTTGATACAACCCCATCGCTCACAAGGCATGGGGATAAGGCGGCACTAAGTAACCCGTAAAATCGGATGAACTAATTGAAAGGAGGTTTATATATTATGATTAAGCGTTAATGATTTTGAATATGATATAATAAAAAGCCCTGCTGACTGTATTAATTTACGGAGCGGGGCTTTTAGGTACCCGATGTTGGGTAATTAAAAACTATCAAAAATGATACAACACGAACAATCAACCCGAACAGGTGCCTCTTTAAAGTCAATTGAACTAAATAAAGATACGCGCGAAATTCACATAGTTATAAATGCCAAAGGCAGTAATTTTGTAGAGGAACCTAAAGGACACGGCTTCCCGCAATTTTACAATGGTGCGTGCTTAGTGGACGGAATAAAAGAGATTTTAGAACGTGGCCACCTTGCGACAAATCAACTTACCAATCCCGGCGACTATCGTGAATTTGTAAAAGAAAACCAACGGTTACGCCAGCTGCTTTGCGATGTAACAAATTTTGAACTTGGCGAACGTGTTACTGTTAACGGTTTAACTTATCAAAAAGCCATTAACGAAAATTCATTTTATAACGGCATTAAATCAGCAATTTAATCATGAAAACCCTCTTCACCATCAACAACATCGCCCCCTTAATCGCCATGCTATCAGCTGCTGCGTTCATAGTGTTGGCAGTAATTTACGGAATTAACCACCCTGAATTGTTTTAAGAGATGAAAAACGAAGAACTTCCAATAATGGGAAATAGATATTACCTTGACGGAGAAAAAACCATTACAGGTACATTTATTGGGAAACATCCCACCGCAAACTTTGGCGCTTATTTCGATAGTATAGAGCCATTAGATACAAAAAACTTTATCAGAGATGACGATTATGAAAATCTTATTGGCTTTAGTGAAGATACTAAATTTGAACTTGTAAATAATTAACCATGCGACCCCAACACACCCCCACAACGATCCCGGCGCAATACACCGCGTCCCAAATTCGTTCCGCAAAGTTGCAGGGTATGACAGTTGAAGATTTTGTGAAAGGATTGCAGGCGATAAAGGATAGTATTGAAAGGGGGAAGAAGAAATGAAAAATATATTTGTAACCATTACCGAGTTCTTAGAGAATGGCGGCAAGTTAGAGATTGGTAGACAATTATTTTCAGACAATGTATTTAATAAAGAAATAGAACCAGTAGGCACATACCTTTTTACCGATAGCGAAGATTATGTTGTTTATAACAAATCAAATAACGAACATAATGAAGACGGGTTCGATTATTTATACGTTCAAATTAACTGTACACCTATATATCAATAACCCCATGAAATCAGCAAAAAAAGGCAAAGCGTATCCAGATACTACAACGGTGTGGTGGATATACCAAAGGTGCTTATCATTACCGCCTTTCGCATTTAATATTGTTGATAAGGCATATACTATAATTAACCCCGTAGTGATGAAAACGGTATTTACTAAAATCAGATTTAACCAATTATTTTCATGAACACACAACCATCAAACTGGTCTTTCTATCTACCCGACTATCATTCCTCTAAAGGATGGGAAGTAGAAAAACTACAGGCGGAAATAACCGCGAGGGGAGAACTTAACAAAAGGCAGAACGATCGACTGCCATCATTACGCGGCACAATGGAGTTTCTTAAAGTTTGCGATAAGATACAATCCAATGTCGAAAAAATATACCTGCTTAACGAGCGTGTTTATGAGATTTGCAGGGAGGCGATAGGGGGATGAAAGTCATAATAGCTACGCCTTGTTGCCATTGTTGCAAGCACTATAAAGAACCAAAAGAAATAAATGGTAAAACATGTTACCATCCTAATGCGCCATATGGAAATGACAGTCCTTCCGGTTATATGATAAATTGCCACGGTATTGGCTTTGAATGGACTGATTGGAACTCGCTTTCAATTGAAATAGATGTTCCCGATGATGTGGCTAAATTGATTAATTCTCAAACAAGATACAGGGAGGTTAAATCATGAAATACCGCCATGACGAAGTTCTCGACTTATTGGATGAGATTAATTGCTATCAGGATATACAGCACATCTCCATTGCCATGCTTGAGCGCCCCGAACTATTCCCGGCTTGGTGCTATCAGAAATATAAAGGGATATTGTTAACTTATGCTGATTTGTTTATAAATTAATGGAGAGATGAAAACACCACGTGAATTAATACCAGAATTTGTTAAGTCGTCAATGTTGAGGCAACTTGAAGCTAATAAACACAAGGGCGATAACTGGCATGAAATGACTGATAAGCAAATATTATTTGAATTATATTACCATGTCGGTAAGTTACAAGCCGCGTTAATGGCAAAAGATATCCTGTTAATAAATGAGTACTGCGGTGATATTGCCAACATTGTTGGTTTTACTTTGGATATTAAATCATGACCCCAACCGCCTGCAAAATAGCCCATGAAAAATGGGTGAGGAAGATAAGTGAAAATGATGTTAATTACGCATCATATAAGGCTTGGATATGCCTTAAATTTGATGCCAATATTATTAGGCAGGTTCAATTTGAAAGAAGACAATTTAAACGATTACAATTGATATGAAAAAGAAAAGAAAACACGCTGTAAAATGGGTGTTATTTAATTTTGAATGTGGACACTGCGATACGGGAGTGGTGCAAATTCACAGGGTAATTAACAGGAATAGTGATGTTACATCAACTATTTCCGGATGCCTTGACTGCGGTTATGAATACGGAATTAGGCAAGCACAGGATTTAAAACCGTATACACGTGATGATTTAACTTGGATGTAAAAACTTAAAGTAAAGAAATGAAATCAATAAACATAACCTACGCCATCCTCGCAATAATTTGCATAGTGGTGTTATTGCTATGTTCCTGCATCAAAAAGGAACTCCCATCCCACCACTTCAACAAAGGTGATTTAGTCCGGCTGGATGGCATCAATCCGCGTAAATCATTCCAACCTTACAATTGCTGTATATGCCCTTGCAAAATTGATTCGGTATACGTCTTATCAGACGCGCCGTATAACTACTTTTATAACCTACATGATACGCAGGATAGCACGCTTGTGCACGTTATTGATTATCAGGTTAGGAGGTGGTGAGTTTAAAATCGAATATATCCGTCAGATGAAACACCCCAATCGAACGTAACAGTATTAACCAATCCCGCTGAATAGTTCACTACAGGCAGCGTACCAGGATAAACATAATCACTGCCCGATGAAAGCAAAGCAACCACAGGGCGTGGGAAAAAGTTACCAAGCAAAGCGGCGTACGTGTGAACGCCATCGGCCAAATCAGTCTGCCAATTAATAGTTAGCCCTGTTTGTGCGGTAAATGACTTCTGTACCACATTAGAACCAATGCTCTCAATCCAGTATGATAAATCAGCCCATAAACCGGGGCCTACTTTGAAATCCTTTTTATCGGTAGACAAAGCCGCCTCACCGTCGGCAATCATAGGGTTTACATACGCCCAATTTGCTTCGGTGTCACGCCTTAATAATACAACTCCGTTTACTGCTATCATTAGTTTGCCTGCATTATTATAAGTGGTGTGCTTTGTGTTGCGTGTCCGCAATCAATCGTATCAAACCGCAATACCGCGTACGAACCGGGCGCTAATACCGACGCCAATATAGTTCCGAATTGGTCTATGATATCAACCGATGAACCCGGCGGCGTTGGTGGTATATCGTAAAATATCGGCACAATTTCACCGTCACCAAGCATTGAGTTAGTAAATGTACTCATTGCCGCGTTTGGTGTTTCCATATCCACGCCGGTTATCAATACAGTCCCGGTATATTGCACCTGATTATTATCCCGGAATATAAAAGGCATTTTAACCGACTGCATGAGCGCAATTTGAAATTGGCCTATATTGGCAATATCAATAAAGTTGGTTATCCCTTTCAGCGAAACGGTGTAACCGTACTTACCGCGATAATCGTATGTCTTGCCTTTTAAGCCGTCTTTTGTGGTTGTCTCCGTAGTTTCAGAAGTGAAAGATAGCGTTACGTCAGTAGCGTGGGCGGCAAGTTGATTATAGCCGTTTATGACATAATACAAAAAAAAATCCTGCCCTTTTAGTAAGCTGCTCATTGTGTGCTAAAGATATAAAAAATAAATTTTATAATTACTACCCGTTTTCGCGGGAATTGCGCTGGTACTTCGCCACATAATTATAAAGCACCTGCGCGTCACTATCATCAAAGGCAACAATAACCACATGCACTTCGCTATTCCGTAAATCAGCCGATACGCTGAAAGGGTAAAACAGGTCACTATATCCATCAACCTGATAAACCGCATAGAATGGCACATTATCCGCCTTTAGGTCTCCCTCAAATATGGGTTGTGGCTGTTGATACGTCCGCGCCCATGAATTTATCACAGTCATCGGTAAACGGCCCTTTAGAGCGGTAGTTTGCAGCTTAAACCGCAATGAATTAAACGTTGTAGCCGTGTCATAAGTCAACCCAAACATGAATTGTCCTGCAAGTCGCTTATTTGGCGGATAGGTAAATAGCGTTAAGTCAAGTGATTTTGTTTCTGCCTTACTATAGTTGGTAACATTAGTTACAGTATGCGTTTCCCCTATCTGTACGTTTGTAGCAGCGCCAGCCTCTGACAATGTTATATTAAGTTGGTCTAATAAATAAAAACCGGAATCAGATGCAGGTACATCTAAAAAGAAACTACTGTTATACGATGGATGCGGAGGTGTTGTAACGTACTTTGATGTATCGTACATTTGTGCCTTTACACTATAAAAACGTACCGATACCGTACCAATACCACTTTCTGGAAAAATAGGCGAAGTAATGCTGTAAGATTGCCATGCAATGTAATCAGTGGTTGGCGCGGGTTTAATGCCTGTAGCGTCACCCTCACTGTAATAGGTATCTCCCAAATGCTCCCATATAATTTGAGATGGTTGATTTGGCGGATTATGACCGTTAGCTAAATAATCCTGATATGATATTGATTTGGTATCTGCAACCTTTAAAAAGTATGCGTTACCACTTGTGCTATCGATATACACAGCTGTAAATGATGGAACGTACCCTATCTTTTGGCCTAAGATTAGATTAGTATTTTCAGGAACTTTCCAAACGAATGATATATTTAGTACTTTATTCGATTGGTCAATATCAAAAAACGGGGAGTTATTTTCAAAGAAATTAGATGTGCCGTAAGTATAGTTTATCGGTTTAACTTTGATTTCCCAATCCCCATCATACGCCCCGCTGCCTAAGTAAGGTGTAACCGGGTCGTAATTACAAAATGCATCTACAGTTCCGACGATGTGATTGTAGTCACTTGGTAATGAACCCTGAACAGCGCCTATTTCAAAAGATGGATTTTCATATAACAATGCCAATATTGAAAAGTCAACCGAGGCTTTCATGATGCCGAATGACAAATCGTAATTGATAGTCTGCATCGGGTTAATTGGCTTCAATATCCTGTTAGCGCCAATAGTTAATAATGACGGCTGATTGTTCATAGTGCTGATAATAGCGGACATATCAGCATTGAATGTGTAGAATGCCGCGTTATAGTCAGCTAATTGTAACCCTTTGTTGATATAATACAGGTCATTCCAATTGCATAGCACAAATGAACCATTTACCTGTAATATCGTTAGCTTGACCGATTTTAGCAAATCACTAAGCGCCGTGTAAACATCCTGCGGATTGCCGCTACCATCATAATAATTATCTCCCCACGTTGACACCAAAGCCCAAAACTGCTCATTAAAAACATCATTGTCACGCAATGAACTAACTAAAGTTGTTTGCCCATAATCGTAATTCAGCCAGTCAAGGCATATCCTAACTAAATAACTCCATCCAAATAAGCCATACCGTTGCGTATAAACCTTATTCATATTACTATCATAGGTAAATACCGAAGGATCGCCAAAGTTAACGCCCTTTAGCGATGCAAGTCCGTCAGTAGCGGTAAATGACAGGGGATAATTAGGGTCAGCGTAATTATCGTTTATCTGGTCTGGTAATAGCCATCCCTGAAAATCTAATACTTCATCTTTAAATAGCTTCATGAACCATGTACGCTCGTCAGCCTTTGCAAATTCGGTATCTACATTGAATATCCCGGTATGCCAAATGTTTATATCTACCGTTGTGGCCAATATTGGTTCTGTTTTATCTTCGTTTGGGTTCGCTGTAGTTTTTTTAATCGGCGTGTCGGTGCCTTCAAGATATATCGGATATAATGCCGGGTCATATTGATGTTTTTGATCTAAAAAGTCCAGCCTGTAAGTTATGCCACCTAATATTGATTTAAACTGTAATCGGTATTTGCAACGGGTTAATGACGGGTCATAAGCAACGATAGTAAAAAACTGCTCTACAGTACAGGGGTTAGCATCCACGGCCTTAATTGAATAATCACCCGGTGCAAGTCCTGTGAATAGCCCTACTGTATTTGACGTAATCAGCGTTCCTAAATGGTCGTATAAAAAATAGGTTATTGGCGGATATGAAGACACGGCAAACATATTTGCAGTACCATCGTTAGCGCCGACTCCCGTTTCATCAGTCTTTTTAAATGACTTTATGAATATATCACAAGTTGGTGGCGTATAGCCGCAATAGTAAGAATTGCCCTCTGTTTCATAAGTTGCATAAGACGGATTAGTTTTTACCTTATAGGTATATTTTGTTGTACCCTCGCAAACGACACTTATTGTAGTCCCCTCCGGCGGTTGTGATGGCCCACCTACTGCTGTGCTTGTGGTAAAATCAATAAACGTTAAATCGGTGTCATCCCTGACAACGGTGTAAAGCGTTCCAGCGCCGGGGCCTACAGGTGGTTTATAAAATGTGTAGAGGGTTACGTATGCCATTATGAGGTTCTACCAATGCGTTTGTTAGTCCGTGAAGTTTGTCTAAACCACATTTCAGGGCCTATTTGGAATGGCTCAATTTGCACCTTTTGAGAACCACCGCCAGATATACCCGCAAAGTCCTGCAAGTGTTTAGGGGTTACAATGGCTTCGGGGCCAGCTTCACCAAACATACCAACATGCGCTTGTGTGAATATACCACCGGATGCATGTTGAGGTACAATGGCAGACAGGCCGCTCAATGAGCCGAATAATGAACTGAATGAACCTGCACCGCCTAATGCAGCGCCGAACCCTGTTGCTTTCAATAGAACGGCTAATATAGCCGCTGCCGCCGCCGCTGCGATTAGTTTCTCAATAAGTTGTAATAAGAATTGCCCCATAGCCTGTACAAATGATGCCGTACCGCTTAAAGCCTCTTGAAATGCACTCATTAGGCCCTGTCCGAAAACACGGGCAACCTCTAAGCCGGCTTTAGCTTGACGTTTCATTTCTTCGGTGTATTCTTTCTCATTGGCACGGCTTGAAATCTTTAAATCGGTATATTCTTTGAATAGCTTAACCTGTTTTTGCATATTGGCAAGGTCATCAGTGTTGCCAATAGGGGTTTGCTCTGTCTTTACATTCCTAATACTATCCTTATTAGTCGTATTACCAAATCCTAATCCATCCTGAATAGTTTGCATATCCAGCTTGAATTTTTCGATAGCGCCTTGAGCGGCCTTGACTTTGCGAACTAACGGGCTATCAAAATCATCCGGTTTTGTTTTACCTGCTATGATTGAGTTTTCGAGGGCTGTTTCAGCGTCTTTCAATTCTTTTTGCAGTAAAGCCAACCCCTCTAATGGCTCTTTTATTTTTTTCTCTTTCTCATCCTTTAACCCTTGATTTTTCAATAATGTGCCGATTCCGTACTGCTCTAATAAGCCCTGAATAGCGGCCGCGTTATCTTTAATCTTGTTGGTAATTTCTTTTTTATAATCGTCTAATGACTGTGTTTCGCCCGTTTTTTCATCAGTTATATAACCATAATTTTGTGCCATGTGACGTGATGGCCCACTTAAATCAGGGGTTCTAAATCCGGGTGTGTTTGGCGTTGGTGTTCCGGTTGTAACGCCTGGTATCTGATTTTTCTTTGCCGCCTCATCGGCTGCTGACTTTTGTTCAGCGTATCTTCTTTTTTGCCGCGCCCAATTTTCATCAGCTACCCTTTCTTCATTTTGTAACGCAGCCTGTAATTGTATAAGGGGTTTAATCTGTTCTGCCAACGCTTCCTGCCCTGCCTTTGCCGCCGCCGAAGCTATTATTGAATTAGTTAACCTATCGTACGCACCGGCTGCATCGCCTGCCAATATAGCCTCTTTAGACATGTTGCCGAAATATGCAGGATATTCTTTCTGCAATTCCCTAACAGCCTCTAATCGTTGCTTGCGTGATAATGCATCATTTTGGCTAGCCTGATATAGCGCCATTAAATGAGCAAGTTCATCCGATGCGGTTTTAACGTTTGACTCCAATGCTTTTTGAAAATCAGTTTGTGATTGCGTTGCAGCCTTTTGATTGTCTTTCCATTTTATGAACAACTCCACCGCCAATGACAGCCCCAATATAATACCCCCTGGTCCCCATAACGACGATGTTAACGCTCCCAGCGCGCCTTTAAAAGAACCCGTCTCATTAACTAAGCTATTGAAATGATGCCCCATAGCCAGCAACGAACGCTCAGCCGCTTGTCCTCCTACAGTAAAGGCTAATACACCATCTCTTGCAGCCGATATACCGGAACGCATTTGCATCATTTTTTGTGATGATGATAGGGCAGCGCCGCCGAGTTTATCCGTCTGCATTGCCGCGTCCGAAAGTGACTTTGAAACTTCGTTGCTTGCTGTCTGTGCGGTAGTGGCAACCTGTTTCATCGCCGCTTGAAATTGGCTTACATCAGCTCCGACTTGTACGTTTAATGGCATGTGTTAAAGGTATAAATTTTAAAGGAATAAAAAAAGCAACAAATACCTCGCGTACCCGTTGCTTTACCAGATTGATAAGAAAATGTGATTTGTATGGTGTAAAGGTAATAAAAAAACCGCAAAATCAAATTAATGATTGTTGCGGTTAAAAAGCGGTAGATATAGGATTCGAACCCTGCGCTTTCACGCCGCGCCTGTTTTCAAGACAGGATGCCCACCATAGGACGCTATCTACCAATTGCAGAAGTTGTGAGATTCGAACTCACGATACCCGAAAGTATTACAGATTAGCAGTCTGCTGCCGTACCACTTGGCTAAACTTCTAAGTACTCCCACCGGGATTCGAACCCGGACACTTGGATTTTAAGTCCAATACGACTACCGATTACGTCATGGGAGCAGTGTACCCCTAATCAGATTCGAACTGATACACCCGGTGCCTAAAACCGGTGCGACTGCCAATTACGCCATAGGGGCAATAAAAAAGCCTCTCGAAATTAATCTAAGAGGCTTTGAATGTTTTAAAATTATATTTTTTAACCCATATAAGTCCCCTTATCGTTTCGTAACGAACTCAATAATGAGAGACTTGATAGATTTTTGTTTTTCATAATTTTAACAAAACGGGTAACAAACATCAAGTGATATTTTTCAATCCAAACGAAGTAACACTTAATTACGACACCGTTTCACTGCAAATATACATTACTATATAATAATATACAAAATTATTTTCCTCTCGGTATCATCGCCGCCCGTTCCATAGCCAATTTCATTAAGTTTTCTTTCTCTTCTGGAGAAATCACTAAAGTTTCGGGGGGCGGGTCGGTAACTAATGGCAATAATTGAGCAGGTGTTTTTCGTTCTGTAGATGTATTGTTAACCAAGTATAACCACCATGCAATATACCGCGTATGCTCCCATTGATGGGCAGAACGTTTGATGTGACCTGTTATAATGCAGGAATATTCATACCATGTTAAGCAATAAAATTCATGTGCTGATAAACCGAGTTCGCCGGTTGCAAACTCTATGACGCTACGGAATGTGTCTTCTTTTTTTTTACGGGTTGTTCTACCTCTTTAACAGCTTGCGCCTCTAAAAATTCAGTTATGCCTGTAACCTTTTTGAAGTTTTCCCAAATTGGGGTAAAGTCATCCATGTTGCATATCGCTAATTCGGATGCAACTTGTTGGATAGTAATTGTGGGTTTTAAAATGAATTGTGAACACTCGTAACCACGGAAACCTGAAAATAGCAATGCAGCCATTCCGGATAGCAGGTTTTCGCCTGCCAAGTTAATTAACTCAACATGGGCGTTAATTGGGTCACATTGTAATATGTTACCCAATTCTATCAGCGCGTAATTATTGAAATGAAATATCCTGTCTTGTCCGGCGAATTTTATCGAAATAGCGTCAACCATAAATTAAGATACGGGTAAGAAGTCAAGTTTACCGTCACCATCGAATGTTACATCGAATGTGGCTTCGCTGTCGGTTGCTGCGGATAGTTTTGTTGAGGTAATGTAAGCATTACCTCCCATCCACAATCCGCCTGCTGCTGGATTTTGAAAAGTTACATAAAGCAATGTTTGCAATGCCTGTTTCTTCGCCAATGCCAAACCTGTTTCCTGTGTTGTCATTTGCTGCGAGGTTTGAACAGGCATAAGGCCGTTAACGGTTATTTTGAAACTGTTCTTTTGTGGAACATTTCGCTGCCATAGCACGCCGTTACTGTCAACATCACAATTAGTAGTAGCATCAGAAGTTGCGGTAGTTACCTCCGCTGTTAATGTCTTAGCGCAACCTATCGGCGTAGTGCCGTCATAAACCACGAAATTTCTACCCTGTATGTATGTTGTTGCCATTGCCTTTGATATTTTTTATAAATATAGTTATTTTTTGGTAAATGCAAATTATTTAATCTAACCCGTTCAGTCTATGGGTGTACCTCACAACCCGCCGCGCAATTGTTACAGTTTGTGTTTCAATCTCAATATCGTGGCTATCTGAAAAGTTAGTCTGATAAACAGTGAATGGCGGTATTGAAATGTCGGTATGTGATGCAGTCCAAAGGTCAATCCGGTTGCTAATCAATTCCTCAATATCATCAATTGTCGCACTGTTTACAAATCCGGTAGGTTGTTCGCTGATAATGTCCAATAGTATCGAGCAGGTCCACCCTCTGCCGCAATTTGTTTGCGATGACGGTGAGTTTGTTTGACTTGAAATGACAATACGTGTCGCCGGTATTGGTGTTACATTTTTAGGTACGCGCCTGTCATATATGGGCACACCAATATCAGCTAACAATGTTAGGTAGGCTTTTCGGATGTATTTTGAGGGGTTTTGCATGCTATCTCCTTACCGATGTTGTTGGTTTATCCACCGTAGTTACTACTATTTCTCTTGGCATATTCAATGTTTAATTAATAAAACTCACTATCGGCCGCACTCGGCGTAGGTGCATTGGTATATTGAAATTGCAACTGTGTAAATGCCTTAGCCAACATCGGCTCTAACTTTTGGATATTCTTAACATAAGCCGGGTATAAAAAAGGTTGCGGCTTTAACCCGTTTTTCAGAATGCTACGCGCAATTGCATACGCCGTTGATTCATCTAAATCCCTTTTATTACCGCGCCCTATCCGTGTACGTGTGCTAACCTGGTACGCGCCAATAGGATTAATTCCATGTCGTTTTACCCACCCTGTCAATGCCAACACGAACGCCGCAAAATCGCCACCACTTGCGCCTTTAAACTCACTTGCAACATCAGCCATTTCTGCCGGTACCTCAACCTTTCCGCCTGTCCCAAACTCCTGAAACGGGCTTTCCGGGGCGTTCGCGTTAATTGTTGCAATTGCGCTGGTATCAGTAACAACCATATCCTTTGCAATCATTTGTCGGATATTACCCAAGTCTGCCGGGGCGTTAATCTTTGCATCAACAACAATCATATCTGCCACCGCGCCAACAATCGCATTGGCATACCTCGCACCGTCAACGCTTATACGTTTAAGGTCGCTGATTAGTTCGGGTATGCCTGTTATGGTGACGCTCATTTTATGATGACCTCGCTCGTTACTTCAACCGTTAATTCATTATCTCCGCTTTGAATAAACCGCATGCCGTGAAACTTTTGCTCAATATTTAAATTGGTTAACACAAACCGTTCACCATTTTCGTTTATAAATACAGCTGTTTTATCGGCTACATTTTTCGCCTGTTCGTCTGTCATGCCCTTTTAACCCCCAATACAAATACAAAATTCCTATCCTTATAAACCTTATCATCCAAATTCTGAAACGTCACCTTTGCACCCGGCCAGTACGGTAATATTGAATGAACAGTATAAATATCGCCGGGTGTATTCAAGTCCTCAAATATCATATCCTTTGTAGGTGTGAAAAATGAACGAAAACGGATTGTTAAAATCTTGCTTTCATTCAACACCGATGCATATGCTTCCAAACTCGCTTGCTGATATTGGCGTATAGGCTCTAATCCGCCCCATGTTACATCGCCACCGGTATCATTAACCACTACAGGCGATTCGGTAGATGTAGCGCCGCCGTATTGGTCTGTAGTGCTATTGAGTTTCGCAAAGCGGATGCGATGGTTGAATTTGGCGGGATTCATTTAAAACAAAAGTTTTATTAATTGTTTGATATGCGAAAGCGTTACGTTTTTTATAGCGTAACATCCGGATGATGTTGCTGTGTGAAAATTAAAATCTAACCTACTACCCCCATAATCCGTTATAATACATGTATAGTTATATACACCAGTAAATGATTTTTTATACGAACGGAATGTATTATTCGATACAGTACTTTCAAATCCTTCGTTAATTACGCTGTTTAATACTCTAAAGCTTTCCATAGTTATAATATCGTCGCAAATCTCCTATAATTTGTCAATAACAAACCAACACTACTCAATAATTCCTCTTTTGTAGCTTCCCTATTTTCGTACGCGCTGGCTATAATTTCTTTTGCAGCGGTAATTAGATCGTTTGGAATGTCGCCAACGGTAGTATACCCAACATCGAGAGTTAACACATAATTTTGCGTACAACCTGATAAATTATATACATCAGGTGCAAAGAATTGATTATTATAATCAGTATACCAATAACCATTGCCCCAAAATAATTCCGTACGCAGCGACATCCATTTATATTTAACCGTGTAAATATTTGTATCGGCGCTATCATGGTTAATGACTGAATATCCGTTTAATGGATATTGATACGCTTCGTAAAAAACCCTTGAAGTGTAAACCAATTCATCACGCTGATATAGCCGGTAATTAGTAGCCTGTTCAACCATTGCAATAGCCGCCGATATAAGCGAAGTTATCAGTGCGTCATCATCACCAAAATCTACTTTGATGTAATTTTTAGCATCTGATAGGGATATGATATCGAGTGGGGTCATACTAATTCCGGATGATTTTTCATGTATTCTTTTTTGGCGAAAATTATATCCCGTTCAATTCGTCTGTGTTTTTCTTGAAGTTGCTTTAATGTTACTTCGCCTGATATAATTTTTGATATTAGTTGTTTCATTGGCTCAATATCGCTTAGAAAACTTTCACTTACAATTACCATGCCTTTATCTTACTAATCCATTCATTCAATTTAACCATCTCACCCGCACTACCATGGGCGCAAAAATCAGCCCTTTGTTTACTTAGTTTCGATGCCAAATTATACGCTGATTCATTTTCTATCAAATATATAATTTTATTCGCATAACCTTGTATATCACCTCGCGAAATAAATATCCCTGCGTACGATAGGTTTTCTTCAATACCTGGTGTTTTATTGGCTATAACAGGTATACCATACGTCAACGCTTCGGCGCAAGCCTGTGAATAGCTTTCAAATTGCGATGGTGCTATAAGGATTTTGGTTTGGGTATACACGGCACCCATATCAGTACCGTTAGGCAGGTAACGCAGGTTTGTTAACCCCTCATGCACAACCTGGTCTTGATACCCGCCTAATACACCTAAAAATTGCACATTAGGCAGTAGTTTTGCTAATTCTACTAATACGTGACCGCCTTTGTTTAACGAGCAGTTGATTAGGGTAACGGTTTTGGCCTGTGGGTGTTGTTGCGCTGGCTTACGGCCCCGTTTTAAGGTTGGCGAAATCCTTTCGTTTGGCTGCTTTATCACAGGATGCACTACAATGCTATCATACTGCCCGAACGTATTAAACAGCTCATTTCGCAAATTATACGAGTTGTAAATCACGTGTAACATCTCCGGTGGGCTATGCTTTGTCGGATAACCAGTTGAGTTATTGTGCGCAATAAATATAAGCGGCTTTTTATGTCGGAATGCTATGTTATACCCTAACGGTGTGCCTAACAACTGCGTCACCATTATATCAGCCCATTCATAATGTTCGGTATTGGTGATAAACATTTGATGCGGTGAACCTTGCGGCATGCACTCGATACCGTTGTGGGTGTACTGGTTCTCGCTTCCTACTATTGCGCGTATAATGTGTCCCTGTTGCTGTAGGTAGGTGCATAATCGGGACAGGTAGACTTCGCCGCCGCTGATTCCAGCCGTATCTGGTTCGTGTTGGTGGAACCAATTGTATGGGAGTAATAATATATTGCTCATATATCTATCAACCCGCTTTCTCCAATTGCCATTGATGGCTTTTCCATAAAGAATAACTGTTCTGATTTTAGCTTGCTGAAAACCATAATTTCAGCAATGGCGGTTGTGATATGGATTTTAGTAAGTTTAAAAACAGAACCGTCTTGCGTATCCCACCAAAAGTTATAATATCCGTCGCCTAATTGCTCAAAAGTTATATTACACACACCGAATGGTGTTTCAACCTGTGGGCGTATCGGATGAAAGCAACTGCCATATTGCGAAAAGTAAAAGCATTTAGATTGCGATATTTGTGCCAATTCAAGTTCGGTTAACTCATACTTGCAGGTATACTGATATATACTTTCGGAATCGGTTTGGTTAATAGCAATAGGCAAAACGCGGTATTGCGGCTGTCCTTTGCCTAATTTGCCTGTTTGTTGAGGAAATTCTATAGGGTTCATAATTTATACTTCAAATATAAAATCCTTATTAGTCCATAATTCTCTGGTGTGCTCAAAATCTCTCTCTCCCCATGTTCTGCGCTTATACACATATACTGGCTTATTTAGCGTCATCAACTCCAATAAATACATAATAGCTGTGTTGGCAGTGTGTATTTCTTGCGCTAATTCGCAAATATATAACCAATCAATTAGCGAAAACCTGTCAATTTCACGCATTTCAACGATTGGATAAGATGAATTAATAGCAGTAGTTACTTTATACCCGTGTTCTTTTGCTGCGAAATTGCGGTTAACAAGCGTAAACTTATCACTTGGTTTTAAATTCAAATACATTAACAATGTCGATTCAGAAACCCTATCGCGATGCCAATATAAATTACGCCATGTTAAATAATTATGCCCGTACAATTCATATTTACTTTGCATGCACCGCGTCAAATCCCTGTGCATGTTTTCAGAGGCGAAACGGTACGGAACTAATTGCCCGTAATTGGTATGCGTCATATTTCGGCTATCATACGGCAAATTAAGCGTATCCATATCCCGGAAGTCAATATCGGGAAAGTGCTTTGCGATATTCATATACTCGCTAACAATGGGCCATATAACTGTATTGCCCTCGTTTATTAATTCACGTATCATAGGGATTAAAAATAGTATATCCCCAAGTCCTCTGAATTGATTTGGTAGATAGGTTCGGCGTGTTGCCGCTGGTTTAATAACCCTACTCCCATGTTTTCCAAACTGCTCACCCAAATTCTTATCCGGCTGCATATAACCCTCAAAAGAGAATCGTTCTGCAACCTCAACCGGCGCAAACTTAATCCCGTACTTAGCTTCCAAATAAGGCCGATACGTCCTGCAAATATGGTGGTCTTCAGGGTGGTGGAATTGGATATGTGGGTCAGTAGCAACTATTTCCATTAATCTCCGTGAGCGCAATGAGAAGCCACCGTTGCCGACTGCCATTCCATCGTTATAATGCCACGGAGCGCCTATGTAGTCGTATTGCAACCAATCGTTATCCCACGATTGCCAGTTGTGAACGTAGCCGTCGTGTTGGCAAATAAGCATGTGGGAGGTTGTGACGTGCTTGTATAATTCCTTTACGCAGAACTCGCTGTATTGCTCTTTTGAACTGATTGAATGGGTGATTTGCTTAACATCGCCAAACCTTATCCATTTAGTGCAAATATCCATTGCGGTTTTCAGACGTTCGTGTTGTGAGTCAACTCCAATAAGGGTAACATCAGGCAAATCCCAATAATAGAAATCGTCGGCAACGTCCGGGGCTTCGGTGTGTCCCATTGAACTATCAAAGCCGATGTGTTGAATGACGGATTGTTTGAGGCAGTATGCGCCACCCGCCAATATACAGGCGTTATGGTCGAAATTACCCAGCATGTTTAATGCTGGTTTTAAATATGATTCGTAAGCCTCTTTATCAATGCAGAAATTTATACCACCTACAGATTGTTTTCGATATGCAAAATTATATTCATTTAATATTTTATGCCTATCAGTTCCATTTGCGTTTTTAGTTACAGAATGAAAACCGGTTAATAACATCCCTTTTTCGTGCGCCCCCAGCAACCTATCCACAAAATCCGGCCTAACAATTGCATCGCTGTCGAGGTTGATGACGATGTCGAAGCCATGTGAAAATGCGTATTCATACCCAACGGTTAGTGAGTACTTAATCCCACTATTAACATCGTTTATAAATGAAACCGTTTTAACGGCAAAAATTATAAAGTTTGAAATTAGCTTGTGGGTTTCCTTATCAGTGCTGCAATCATCAACAATTATTATTTTATCTATTTTTGACAAATCAGCGCGTTCTAAGCTCCAAAGGGTTTGGCGGAGGTATTGGGGCCTATTGTATGTACAAATCAACAAAGCTACTTTCATTTGTTATCAATTATATAATGGCCGTTAGGTATATCCGGATATTGACTTTTGTTTTCGGTGGTTACTTTGGTTATGGTTGGCTTATGGTCTTCTAAATGAAACTTACCGTCTTTTATTGATTTATCAAAGCAACCCGGCATAAATACATCGCCATCGCCATTCGGAACGCCAAATTGCACATTAATTGTATGCTTTTTAGCCTCTTTCCATGCGTTTTGTAGCTCTTCCATTTGCGACTTGCTTAACCCTGTCTTTATATCCACTTTCTCACAAACCACCACAAAACTATTATTAAAATCAGGCCCGGAAACATAAACCTTATGCCCCAATCCGTCTAAATAAGCCTCAATTTCGCTGCCGTTAAAGCTGTGAATATGCTTACGGTTGCTTGACGGGTGCCAATATGATTGCGATGCGTGCGGTAGGTATAGAAACAGAATGCCACCGATTCGGATTTTTGATAGCCAGTAATCAATAACATCGTACCAGTTACGTTGCACATGCTCTAAACAGTGTGAAGAAAATATATAGTCAACTTCACCCGATGGTAATTTCATTGCATCCCATTGCGCGTCGATTGACGGTTCAATACCAATTGCGCCGGGTAACATCCATGCTTCTTTTGAATATCCGATGTCGTAGCCTTTACCTATGCAGTGATATTGTGATAATGGCAATATCCATCTTGCTGCATTACCCTCGGCTTGCCATGATGGGTATTTTTTGTTTTGGTGAGTGATGAAGTTTAATGGCATGTTACATTCTCATTAACAGTTCATAAGGTACGCCAAATGCGTTACAAATAGCTCGTTCGTCGCTAATACCCATAGGCAACCATTCAATCGGCTGGTCAATTGGTATAAGCGGTATACGCAAATCTTCTTTTTGCTGTTCGGTTAACACTCGGCGCTTTGCATTGTCGTATCCACACGTCATTGTGTTTGTATTTAACGACCGCTTTAATTCGGCAATATCTTTTTGCCTTTGTACCACATCGCAAAATGCCGCTAATGGCGATACGCCGTAGGTTGGTTTACTTTCCATACTCTTTCTTTTCTACAGGTTTACCCTCTTGTTTGGTGACGTGTTTCTCTAATACCTTGCCGATGTGATTTGACGCGGTAATGGCGTTTTCTTTGGCCTGTTCCTCAACTGCATCTTTTACCCATTGTGGAACCCTTGCATGTATGACTACTTTTTGCATGAAACAAATGTATACATTTTTATCAATAGGTTATATACGCTTTTTTAAAATAAAAAAATGGCCGCGCCTCTCAAAGCACAGCCATTAAAAACAAAAATCTCAGATATGAAAAACGAATATACAAAAAATCCGGCAACTTCACAGCGCCGGATTCCCCCTATTACAAAACCAATTAAAAATATTACGAACCTGGGTTTACAAAGGTGCCATGTATGAATGCATCGCTATAAAAAACGGGCAATGCTACCCTTCCCTCAACTCTCACAGTTATCTGATTATTCTTAACGTTATCCCCGTCCTGCTCAAAGAACTCAACGATTGGATCTTCGCGGAATAGCAACATAGCGCCTTTATCAAAGTCACCGGTTAAGAATGTATTGTCAACCTGTGCAGTTGATTTCCAAACAGGTGCACCGGCAATGTTAAGCTGGTTGTTCTGCATTGAAACCATGCCTAAGCCAGGTAATGAATAGATACCGGAAGTTGAACCGCTCGATTGTGATAACAGTATATCGTTATAACCGCGAGGGCGTAACAGAACGCCGTCGACGTTATGGTTCAATTCCTCTACAACGCTCATTGCGTCAACAAGCATTTCAACTGATTTAGTGCGTCCCGGTACATAAGCGATTGAGTTTGCCGAGGCATACAAACCAAGTAATTGCCCGTTTGCGCCTGTGCCGCTCAATATTTGGGTATCTTCAGCATCAAGGTATTTTTGCAGCAACCTTGCAGCCAAAGAAGATTTAAGCGCTGGTATATCATCCAATGATTTGCGGGAAATTTTAACATAACCAGCAATGAATTGAGATGGCGCACTTGCTTCAGTGTAACGAACGTCAAACTGTGGTTTGGCACCGCTGTTTTCCTGCCATACACCAATCGAACCGTCGAAGCCAATTTCTTTTAAGAAGTTGTATAGCGATGTTGACATACGGCCAGTTGCTAAAACGTCGCGCATGTGAACGTTACGGTTTGGCAGCATAACAATGCCTGGCGCTGTTTGCACGTTGGCGGTTGTTAAGTTTGAGATTGAACTCAAGCCCATATCGCCAACAGCCTTTAATTCAAATTGAACCGCAGCGCCTTTCTTTTGCCCGAATTTTAGAATTGCTTCTTCGTGTTCGTCGATGCCTTTATTTAGGGCTTCGGTGAAAGATATGCCTTTGTTAGCTGCATCTTGGCGCTCACTCCTGAAACGGTTTATTTCCAAAATTGCGGCTTCATGTTCAGCTGATTTAGTGTTAAAATCTTCGGTTAATTTATCAAGAGCTGACTTAAATTCGCCGTTTTGGTCAATGAGTTTTTTGGCCTCGTCTTTTAGTTTAGTGTCAAATGCTTCGCGGTCTTCTTTTGATTTGATAGTAAATTTACTTTCCAAGTCAGTGTGCAACCGGTTAAAAGTTTCCTTAGCCGCCTTTGTTTCGGCTGTATCAGTAGCATCAATAACCAAAAACTCACCTAAAATACCCTGTTTCTGCATGCCTAAAGAAAGCACTACTGAACCGGTTAGTAGGATTGCGCCTATCATGTACATATTCGTTCCGAATGCCTGTGCAAGTATTGCCGACATTAACACCGTGAATAAAACGGATGTGAAAAGTTTAATTAATTTCATGTTCTTTTTAAAAGTTAAAACTGTAAACTGATTTTGTTGATATACCAGCTACACCACTCATTAAACTTTTCACGGCTTGCTCGTCTGAAGTGCTACTGTTATTCGCGGCTTCATCTTCACCAAGTGCTACTATCTTGCCTAAATTATAGTATTCGGTATTGATTTGTTTGATTGATAATTCTAAAGCGGCATATGTTTCATCCCGCATGCCGTCAATACGCAAAGCCTTTAATAGCTTCGCTTCACGTGCGTTTAAATCTTCGCGGCTCATTGCTGACTTTACACCAGTCATTTGTGCCTGTGGGTTTGCACCCCATGTTACCGCCGAATGCTCGTATAAGTTGAGTTCAATTAACTCACGATACCATGTTTCCCAATCTTGCGCGTCCGGCTGCTGAATAACTGATTTAACCGTTTGAAAACCGATTGAGTTTTCCTCAACCAATCCACCTGCGATAAGTTTTAAAGCATCTTCTGCAAATGTTGCACCGCTGGTAATAGTTGCTTCGTAGTATAGCCCTTTGCTGTCCTCTTTTAATACTGACGGCTTAGCTAATACTTTGCCGGGGTTGTGTTGCCATAAAAAAAGTATGGTGTTTTTACCTTGTGGCCCGTTTTCGTTTATTGACTTTGCAAACGCACCTGGTAGTATAATATCATCGTCTAAATCCTTATTGCCAAAGATGGACGCATACCCGGTTACTGTTTTGCCGTCAGTATCGGTAATCATAGACGGGCTGCTAACGTTCTTAACCTCGATTATACCTTTCGGTATCTCGGTTAGCCCTGATTTGCTTTTAGTGAAATTGCCTATGATTTTTGCCATTGGGTTGATTTGGTAGTAAAAATAAAATAATGAAAGCTATTAGACTAAATAAAAAAAACGTACGTATTTGAATATTTAATTTAATTATGTATATTGCGGCATGAATATAACGGACGCATTGAACGAAATACAGTCGCGAAGTAAGCCATATTTAGATGTTGGAATGTTGCAGGGCACGTTTAGTAATACCATAAAGGCCATTAAGTTTGGGTTTGCAAAGCCTAAAACGATTGATGATTTTATGGGTAAGTTTGGGTATGTTAAAAGTATTGAACAATGGGAGAAGAAATAACCCTTATCGATTTTAGCTTCACTCCAGCAGTTTTGGATGAATTTCAAAAAGTTTTTGCAGGCGGTATAGGCATTAGATATAAACTGTCTGATAATACTTGGCATCAATATCAATGGCTATATGCTGCTGAATTTAAAAAAGATGTTGATGGTTTTAAATTTGCCCCTGCTATGATTTTGGAGTCGCTGAAACGTAGGATAGCACAATATAACCGCGCTATTATTCACATCGACAAAAAACAACAAATACCACCTGTATATTTTAAAGATTAGGTATATGAGTTACGACTATTCAACCGTTATGGGCTTTTTATCTTCATCCGAACTTAACCGGTGTAAAAAGAATGGATTAAAAGTTTGGGAGGCTAATAACTGGTTTGAGGTGATAAAATACCCGTGGTTAACGCGAAAGTTACGGCGTAAAATCGGGCATTTGTGGGCTTGTAATGCGTTGATTGAATTGCCTCGTAAGCCTATAATTGGGTTATCGGATATGGATTATTCAGTATTCGATTTACCACAATTCAAAGGTATGGGCGAAAACTTAGCTAAGCAATTTTTAGACGCTGAAGATTATTACATTTTACACGGAAAATTACCAGAATGATACACAAAATACAAAAGCCATTAATTAGTGAGAACGTAAAATATCCGCTTTACGAAAATATGTTACAGGCATTTTATACAATTAAAAGCGAAGATAAAAATCCGCAATCGTTTGTTATACATTCAGAAATTGCGCACGAATTTGTTTTAGAATGTCGGAAACAATATAATTTCGGCTTGGTTCCGGGCAATGCAAAGCTAGAGTTCATGGGCTTGCCAATATATCGCAGTTACGATGTGCCAAAAGACGAAATACATATTTTTTAGGTTATGACAGAAAACGATTTTACGTTTGCCGAACGTTGGGGTAGTATCCCTAAAGAGCAATTAGAAGATGTGCCGAAAATAACTGAATTAATGAATGAGTTACGATTTGGCTTTACTGAAAAATACGAAAAGCTAATAGCCGATAACGGCCTTAATCCTAATATGTACCATCCTGCCATTGGTTTCGCTAATTGTGAAGATGATTTCATTAAAAACACAATGACGGTTATTATTTATGCCGAACCGAATATTTTAACACCGAACGAAGATTAGCACACTTTTTGCTACACAAACCACATGAAAGTAAAAGTAGACGCTTCGCACCCTTACAGTAATGGCGGCGAAACAATAGAGGTATCATCGGGTATGGCTGAATATATGGAAAAAACAGGCACCGGGACAATAGTTGAAAAATATGGTGATATTGCGCATGATATGGGCACACCGTCGATTATGCCAAGTGCGCATATTACGGATATTAAGCCGCCGAAGAAGAAATGATAGAAGAAATAGAGATTTGGAAAGATGTAGTTGGATTTGAAGGTATGTATGAAGTTTCCAACTTTGGTAATATCAAATCCTGTGAAAGAATAACTATCCGTGTATTTAAAAACCACCAAAGCAGATTGCCTGTAAAAGAAAAAATACTTTCACCTATTTTTAATAAAAAAAATGGTTATTTAAGAGTTTCGCTATCTGCTAAGTTATATCAAGTTCATACAATTGTTGCTGAGGCGTTTTTACCAAACCCTGAAGATAAGCCAACAGTTAATCACATTGACCTTAACAAAAAAAATAATTCCTTATCTAATCTTGAATGGGCGACGCGCTCTGAACAAACAAAGCATGCGTATAAAATGGGTGCTATGTGTCAAAAATTAGGTAAAAATAATAATGCAGTAAAGGTTAAGGATATTGAGGGCAATATTTATGATTCTATAAGGGAGGCCTGGAATGAGAATAAGGAAAAATTAAATCTGCATCCGAGATTTAAAACATTTTGGCTTCATTATTCATTGGGCAAAACACCATTTAAAGCAGCTTAAGTATTGGTAACCCGTTCGCTCCGATTAATGGTATTATAGCTAAAGAACACCTACAATTTATACATTCTTTCGCTGACAATTTCACATCTCCTGGATATTGTGCCAATTCTGTTCCAACTTCAAAATCTTCGTTCATGCCAACTATCTGACCATCTGCATCCATGTGCGTTGGCCTTGTATTTGCATCTTCTACAGCTATCCATCCTTTACCCGTTTCGTAATCGCTATCCTCCGCCCCTAAGAAAGCCCCTTTATTTGCCGCTGTGGTAGTTTCAGTACGCGCAATAACCAAAGCACGCGCGCGGTTAAAATCTGGGTCGTCTAATTGCTTTTCAATATACGTAGCGCGTTCTGAAATTGGCATGTTTTGCGACTCATCCAATAATGTCTGTATCCTATCCCGCGTGGTATCAGTTACGCCCTGCACCCGGTCGGCAGCTTCGGTATGATAAAATAGCGACATTAGTTTATGCCATGCCTGTGAGAAAAAACCTGGGCCACTCTTTTCAGCGCGTCTACCCATGCTATTAACGCGGGTCAATATCCAGCCAGCTTGTTTTACTCCAACCTGCGTATAACATTTCAAATACGCGGCTTGCATAGGTTGTTTTGATACCAACACGGTCAAATGCGAACTCAAATCAGCAACCCCATACACTCGTACCCATTCAACTACAGGCTTAACCTGTGCATCCAACGCAGCTTTAAAGTTCCTATATTGCTGTTGCTCTAACCGGTGGTGTTGCCTACGCCAATCAATAGCCCATTGCTGTGAATTAAAGCGTACCGTTTGCATTTTGTCCGGCTTGTGTGAATTGCTGGTCTGTTATACTTAAGTCGTCAATCAGCATCATGTTGTTAGGCACTAAAACCTTATCCATATTTGGCTCTAATGATGTACCAAAACCCATACCCTGTAGTTTCTGATTTGGAGTTAACCACCACGCAGCGTTCATCCATTCGGCTACGTTTTTCATGTCTTCCTGCATGTCAGGCAATGTTGACGGGTCAAGCTGGATAACATATGTTTTGTTACCGTTAGCATAAGCCGGACAAATGTCGCGGGTTAATCTGTCGGATATGATATTAGCCAGTGGTGTTATAACGTTGTAAATAAACTGCTTCATATGTGCTGCAACGTTGTTATCCGTCGAAGCATCCATGTTGTTCATTAGCGTAATTGGCACATGGTAGGCGTTGCAAATATCCTTTGTATCAAAATTTAGCGATTCAATTAACATCATATCGCCTACAGGCAAACCGATTTGTTGCCAATCCAACGGTGAAGCCCCGGCAAATATTCGTTCAATCAAATCGCCAGATGACCGGTGTTTGCTGGCTATCTGTTCTTTTAGGTCACGCGCCTGGTCTGGGTTTAATGGCGGCGCACCCTGTTTTGGGGTCAGGATACCCATAGCGCCGCCGTTTTTCATTTGCTTATTAGCCTCTATTCGGCTATCATGGTTCTTCTGTAATGTTAGCCGGTATGCCATTAATGGCGATTGCCCGTATAATTGTGAGCCGTAGTTTGTGTAATTAGGGTTAAATGTTTTCAGGTGACTAACATCTGTAGCTGCAAAATCATATTCAGCAGCGCCAAAGAAACGCTGATTGATTACGCGATAACCCTTTATTGGCTGCAATGCCCCGCCCGACATTATCAGTATAAACGGCGCTGGTAAAACGAACATCTCTTTCGGCTTACGTGATGATGGTATCAGGTAATTGTAATAATTGTACGTATTACCTGTCAATAAGTAAAATCCTGCGTAATGTTTCAGCCATTCCCCATATGTTTGATATGGATTAGGCCTATAAAGCAAATCAGAAATTTCAGGCATGTAAACCTCTTTCATTGCCTTTAATTCGATTGCTTTAGCTTTAATACGGGCCTCGTCTGTATTCGCCTGTAGTAGATTTCGGTATTTCTGAACGCTGCCTAATTTATCCTTAGTTACCTCGTAAACAATTGGTGTACACGCAGCAAGTTTTTGCAATATCAGGTCAACACACGAATAAACATCGGCATTGAATTGATAGCCCTGCTGGATATAGGTAAATGCATTGTCGCCTAACTGTACCGGCTGTCCGTTGTTTAGAAATCCATATAGCGCCGTTTGGTATGACGTGTTTAGGTTGGCAACAACTTCTAATTGCTGGTTCAATCGCTTTACCTCATTCTGAACTTCGCTAACCTCTAAACTTTTTTCGAATGCGACTATATCAACATCTTCCTTTTTTGCTAATCCTAATGCCGATAATATTCCCATTGATAAAATATTTGTGTAAATATAGTTTTAGGTTTTCGTTTTTGCAAATTACCAGAGTGATGTGTGTACATATTGAGCGCCGACTGAAAAACGCTCTTTCATCATAAACATATCCATTAAATCGGGAGACTGCCCATTTAACTTTGTTTTCATTTCGTCTTTACCAATTATTTGTAACTTACCGTCCATGTCTGCTTTTTTCCGTTTTATCGCTTTTCGCTCAAACATAAAACGTTGCTTTACAGTCATTTTATCATCATACATTTTATTTGCCACATATTCAGATATTTTATATTTACCGGAGTTTACCTTGTCGCCTGAAATATAATAACATTGTGTTTTAAGATTTGGGTAGTTTTCAACTTGCATCTTACCACGCTCCACAATCAATGCGTCGTTATTTTGCAATGGTGAACCACCATTTAAAAACGGAACTGCACCTACTATAAACCCGTCTATAAAACCACCAACCCCATCATTATCATAGGTTATATGGTCATTCGGTACTTTATATTGAACAGCAAACTTAGTTATTGCATCAACAACCTCTTTGCCGTTTGATTTGTCCATTATCTCAATATCGGCCAACTCGTCTCCGTCAAAATAACCCACAATAAATTTGTCGGAGCCTTTCAACGCAATATCTGCTGTTATACACTTTACCGAATGGTCAACATCAAATAAATTACTAAACATACCGGCGAATGCAGGATAATTATAAATATCATTATCAGATACTATTGTTTTCCAGTTACCATGAAGTAGTGCCGCCTGTGTATCTTCATCCTGGCTTAATAGATTTCCTAAATAAGCAGGGTCAACTGATAGTAACTCTTTATTTTCATAAATATCACCACTAATGAATGTAACAGATTTAACAAAATTATTTAAATCAATATCTGTCTTTTCTTTTACAACTTCAAAAACGTGAGCTGCCTTTTCAATAACTTCATCCCGCGTATCGCCCCAAATATAATTTTCACCGTCTCTTACAAGATAACGAATTACACCGTTTCGCTCTTTTATTGGAAACCCGGTCTCCTGGTCAATCCACCACGCTATAAATTCAGCAACCCAACTATCAGGGTCTGGATTACATGTTGCCCTTATATATGGCTTTACACCGCAAACAGAACGGTTACGTGTCATAAGGTAAAAGAACATCCCTTTGCTAAAGTGTGTTAATTCATCAAAACCTATAAATGGTATTTGCGAACCCTGCCAATCAAATTTATTTTTTTCATATTCGATATGAGCGAACTTTAACTTTGATTTATCACCGAAAAACCATTCATAAGAACTTTCACGAGGGGTTGTTTTTTGTACTTGAGTGTACAATTGCATTGATGTATCCCAAAGCCCCCCCTGCGCCTTTATTTGCGGTGATGTGCGGCGAAAGATAACAGTTCCGAACCCGTCAACATCTTTATATCGTAATGGCTCTAAAAGAAGTGTGTATGTTTTACCAACACCAGCTGCACCGCCACCAATCACAATATCAGCCGAACTTGACAAAGCAAGTGTTTGATAGCCAGGCTGTGGGCGTATGAATTTAGCTTGAATTTCTGCCATTATCAGGCAATTGGAAAAATGTGACTTGTGGTAATGGGTTTTCTGGGTCATTTGATAAGACCTGCTTATCACTCCATTTTGTTTTTTGACGGTTTTTTAACCAATTTAAAGCAGCACCAGCGTCGGGAGCCATTTCTTTAACTACTGTTTTAGTTAATTCACCACCCTCGAATGTTTCCTCTTCATAGGTATAACCAACTGCTCTTTTATGAAATGAAACAGCTACTTCTGCATCAGCTATTGCCTTGCCTCTCTTGACTGACACGGAAAACTCTGGATGAACATTTTTCCATTCAGTTATTGTATCTTCAACAACATCAAAAAACTCGGCCAATTCAGCATCGGTAAAACCCAATAAACATAGCTTATAAGCCTGTTCATTAAAACTCTCATCATACTTTGTAGGTCTTCCCCCTGCATGTGCCATACCCGCTAATCTACCAACTATTTTTTACAATGTCAAATGTGAAATTTAATTGACCTGCCCTAAGTATTACTGAGGGCAGCTTTATTACTCCGGATTATCCAAATCGTACTTCCGCTGAAATTCTTTCGCTGCCTTATCGGATGCGGCGCGGTGTTTGTTGATGTAAGGGGCGGCTTTTATATTCTGAAATATAGGACGACTATCCATATAAGCCTGAATAATATTATCAATGTGTTGTTCCCCACACCCAAACACAGCAGCAAATCCCTGTGCTTTTAGATATTCAAGGTATAGGTATTGTTCCCATAGATGAGCGTTATATTTAAGCGTAACGCCGTCTTTCAAAAAAACGGTATCTAACTTCACCTCAATATACAAAGAGGCGTACAGGCCGTTATTATGGATGATATGTAAATCAGGGTAACCACTACCTGATTGCGCGTTGTTGAATTGCTCTTTTATGTGCGGTGGGCAGTAATGTCCGGCGAACCAATCAGACCGGTAGTGTATTCCTGGATATTGCTTTCGAAATTTTCGGATGATGTGGGTTTGTAGGCCCGCTTCGTTTGTGTAACTCATTCTACTTTATATTTTTCTTTCAATTCGTCCTTAGTTGATTGATAGGTTGTTGTTTTCCAAATAACCCTATCCCTTTGCGTTAAATACTCCAACAGTCACGGCGGATGAACATAAGGCACTTTCGGCTTCGGCTTGGCTTTATATTTTGGCGTGTCGGGTTCGGCGGTTTCAAATGCCATTCTATCGACGCTGAATGTGGTAACCGGCTTAGCATACTTTTTGTAACTCTTTGCCATTATGACTTGCGCTTTACTTTATTACAATAACTAATCCGATAGTTTCCTTTATGCCGCGCTAAGAATATTCGACGCGCTTCGTCTTCGCTCATTGCCGCAATATTAGTGTGATAAGTATTCGATTTGCTTGGAGTTATAGGCAGTAGGTAATAAGCAACGTGCCATAGTTTTGGTGTTTCTGATATTTTAGCCTTCATCTTCGGTATTATCTATAAACGCTTTCAAAACTATTGCGTTCGGTGATTGAAAAACAGAGCATACTACTCCACAATTGATATTGAGGCTTATTACCTCAACCTGCTGGTTTTTATCTTTAGCTAACTGTAGCTTGTCGATTAGGTCTTGTACTGTCATAGTCTTGTCGTTACTGGTTTTGCGTATTTTTTGTAGGATTTCATATAATGGTTATCTGTTAAAAATTACAAAGTTTGTCATAAAATTACAAAGAGTTACAAAGTTAAAAACGTGTTTGTAATCGATAACTTATTGATTATTATATATTTACTTAACGAGTTACTAAAGTTACAAACTTTTTATATATATGAAACTAAATATACACATACACGCGCGATGTAGTAAATATTTGTAATTTTGGTAATTTTGGTAATTTTTACGCTTAACTATTTAATTATCAGAACTTTAAAAATTACAAAGTTGAAATGAACTTTGTAATTGTTTGTAATTTATGGCTCCAACTTTGTAATTGTTTGTAATTTTTCAAAGGTATAATAGCGAATTGACTGGTATATGTAGTCTTTTTCGGGCATTTTATAACCATGAAATGCAGCGTAAGACCTCAACCACTTTGTTAATTTCTGCTTGGTGAAAAATTTATCCCTTAGTTTTTCGGGATATTCTCTTGTAAAATCAAGGTAGAAATCATTCTTTGAAGTTGTTACCAGTTCGCGGGTTTCCATGAATTGTAAGAAATCATAGTCTGTTTCTGCCATTAATCGTTTCTCAGGCAAGTTTATAAGCTGTTGCTGTATTAACCCGTTTGATAAATAAAACTGGCAGCACTCAATTATAAATACGTCAAACAGGGAAAACTCATCCGGCCCCCATTCTACGAACATCATTTTTTTAAACTCATCAAGCGGTGTGCGTGTTTTATTATAGTACTGTGATATTTCCAATTCAAGTCGGCGGCGCTCATGTGAGTTGCCTACACCACGGATAGCATAATTGGTGGTGATAACAATTTTAGGCGTGTCGTAAAAATCATAGTGTATAGATTGTAACCCTTTCTTTTCAACGTTTATTCCATCTGTCAACACGCTGAATAACCGCTCAAAATCGAACGACTTATTTACATCCTGAAATGATAATAATTTCGTATCGCTGTTTACGGATTGATAAACAAAATTCTTATCAAAATTGAACGTTTTACCCTCAATTGTAACAGTTGTTAGAAACTGCTCGACAGCTTTTATAAGTATCCCTTTGCCGGTGCCTCCTTCAGGATGGTCGCTAATAACTTCATCGTTTAGGATTATTGCCGGACAGTATGACGGACTTTTAAAATTATGGATTAAGAACCCGATAACAGAACAAATTGATTTATAACGCTCCGTGTCTTGGTTTGATATATTGAAGCAGAATTTTTTAAAATCACTATCTAATACAGTATCGGTCGGTAAATACGGACGGTTTAAAATTTGCGACTCCCAAATATACCCGTCAAGTTCTGTATAGTCATGGGTAGTGATTTTATGTTGAGTTATTTTAACAATGCAATTTTGGTAGTAAATCTGCATAGCGTCTTTTTTATCCTTGCGAAATATCACATTTTTTGCTGGCAGCGTTTCTAAAAACTCATCGTTAACAGCCTTAGCAATATCCTTTAGCGCGAATTGGTGTATATATTCCGGACATTTGTCAACATTTATGAGAAACTCTAAAATCTCATCCTTGAGTTCTTTTTTCCCGACTTGCTTTACAATATTGTCAATTATTCGTATCGGAAAGAATTTATCTACAGACGTGCGAAATATAAAAAATCCCCTGGTTGTGAAAAACGCCGTAAGTTTTACAAAATCAAACTCGTAGCCGCCGTTAGGCTTTGGTTTATATAATGTAAAGTGCGGAAATTCTTTTTCGGCTGCAATATGGGCAACTGTCATTTTGTTACTCATATCGGCTAAAATTTTAAGGTTGCGAATTTATCCGTTTTACGATAGGCATTATTCAATACCTTTTCAATCTCAATTAATTGGAAGTCTTCCTGCTGAAACGCTGCGACTACTTGATGAGCATAATCCTTTGAAACACCATAATCATTAAACGCGGCGCAAAGTTTAAAGACATTAGAATTTCGACCGCCAGAATATAGGCCATGTTTTCGATTCCACCACTTTAATAAATTAGCCGCTGTTTTTTGCTCGTCTAAATCAGTTGTTAAATTTTTAAGCGTTGGCTTTGGTGTATATTCTTTTGCCTTATCCCATGTTGCAGAATTTTGATTAATAGTCAGGTAGGGGTCGTAGCTTTCGTAGCATATCCGGCAAACATCAGAACAATTTTTATCAAAATATTCACAGTTATAATAATCTTTTAGCGCGTCAAAATATTGTTTGTGTTTTTCTTTTACAGCAGGTATTTTCACCACGCATTTTAACCCGTACCCCGACGGGGAAAGGAAAACGCAATACGTGTAATCATCTGCCTCTAATGTATCTTTCCACATTAATAGCGTTTCACTATCAGGAAATTTGTCGAAATCAATACAGATAAACCCACTATGCTCAATAATGCTTTTTGCATTACGATACGAAAAAGTGCCGCTGAATAAAATGCAAGGCAATTGCATTTTTAACTCCTTATTACCAGTTATCCGTATGCGGTCTATAAGTTCTTTTGATGAACCTGTTTTAATTCTGTTTAAAACATGGTTGATGTGCCGATGATGTGGTTTATCAGTATCGGCGTACTTAGGAAATATTGTTACCATAAAAATATAAAAAGGCCGTCGATTGTGAAGCTTTTAATCGAGCGGCCTAATTAATTTTTGAATTACTAAATCCAATGCAAATATAACGCTTCACTGTTAATTTTGCTTTGATATTTTTCTCCCTGCAATTTACCAAATAAAAACGGCAAATCAAACATTATTTGTTCGCGGTTTTCTTCCAAGCTCCAATATATCAGCTCGTTTTCTAAGCTGCCAAATAGGTTTATTAAGCCTGTTTGAAATTACCCGTAATGATTGGTTATTCCAATGTAACTTTAAATACCTGATCTGATACGGTATCCATCCATCTTTTTTCACATCGACCGGTTTTGATAAAATATGAACCCTAAACATTTGGGCGCAAAAATAACAATCAGGTTTTGAGCAAAGTTGTTCATTGTACGCTACCTGCATATTTCCGCCAGCGTTATCAATTAAGGTTTGCATTTCTGTTTTTAGTTGTGGGGGCATAGTTATAATAATGATGTGTTAAAAATTTCGCCTTTACCATTCCAGAATATCTTTTCGATGATTTTCTTTTTATTGTTAGTTGCGGATAAACTGGAGCGGTGCGTAAAGGCGTATACTTGCTGAAACGGAGCGTCGTATTCGCTGATATAAACCGGGTAAGTGCAGGCTGCAGCCCAGTCGTAAAAAGCATCATGGTTAAACCCACGCTCCTTATACTCCCCTGTTCCTTTATATGGAATATCGCAATATATCACAGGATTGTTACCGGTAATTATTACATTTTCATAGCTTTTATTCGTAATTTGCAGGTTTTGCAGGTTTTGCAGGTTTTGCAGGTTTTGCAGGTTTTGCAGTCTGGCTAATGATTCAATAAAGACCAAACTTTCTAAGTTCTGCATATCAAAACGAGATTTTGTCAGTTTTTCAATATAATCGCAAAAAACAGTTCTACGCTTTTGAATGCCTTTAATATCAAACAAATTAGGTATTTCGATATTTAATTTTGCCATCGATTCAGCGCAGCAATTTACAACAACCTCGTGTCCTAATCGCTTTATCTCTTCAATATCAGCCCCATAAATATACGACGACTGTTTATTCCCAAAACTCCAGCAACTCATAACAAAACCGCTATACCAGTCAGCATCAGTACGCGAACATTGTTTAAAAAACTCTTCACGTGTTACCCATTCAAAGAATTTAGGCTCCAGTTCCTTATGTGTTTTGAGATATTCAACTAAATGGTATATGTGGCTGTTTAGTTCGTTATAGTGTACAGTCATATTATCGCCGCAGTTTGCAATGGCGGTAAAAGATACACTACCACCGCCGCCAAATAAATCATAAAAATCTGTTAAATCAGGATGTCGCCTGGTAATGAACTGAAGTATATCAATGGCGAGTTTGCGCTTGCTTCCCATATATGGAATACCCAAGCCTTCGGTTAACTCACCCATAACGGCATAACTAACATTAAATTCTCACTATCCCCAATAGGCTCATACTCGGTTATTACCATAGCTTTGTTATACGCCTTAAATGATAGCCAAAACTTATCGGTAGTAACGCGTTGTATTGATGAGGTTAACCAGTTAATATTTGTGCCTATAATAATATCGCCAACACCTGAACAAGACACATCTTCAATGTTATCCCGGCTGTAGTTAGTATCTTCACCTTTCAATGTAATAGACGAAGGTGTAACATTCATTTGTATAAGGTTATTAAACTTATTACAGAAAATGGCAGCACGGGACAGAGCCGAAAGTATTTCATCCTTATCAACGCAGGTAATTATATTATTATCAACCGGAATTATTTGTTTGTAATCAATTACCTTTTCGTCAATTAAAAGACAGTTAATCTCGGTATTTGCAAAATTAACCTGTATCGATGTTTTAGATATAGATAACGAAATTTCGCCCATCAATGATAAGTCCTGAAATAGCTTAAGGCAGTTTTTTGGAATGATAATCTGCGCCTCTGTTTTTGACTTATAATCAAATATAAATGTCGATAAAACGTTAGCGTCACAACCTGAAAAGCGCAGTTTATCTTTTGCAACCTCAACTAAAACGCCAGTAAATACCGGCCTCAACTCATCGTTTGAACAGGCGTATAACGTACGGTAAATACCTTCATTAAGATCATCTGCTGAAATGGTTAGCACCTGTTCTGAATTGTGTTTTATTTCGGGAAAGTTTTCGCCTAATTCAAGTGGTAAATTAGCCTTTCCTTTTGAATAAAAAATAGTAGTTGAAAACGATATTTGCTCCGGTTGATGTTCGGTAGCTGGAATAATATGCGACTGTATTTCAAAATTTACAGGCTGTTCCGGTATGGCCTTTATTAAGGCAATCAACTCTTTGGCCGGGAATAAAAACGATCCGTCAAAATCTGATTTGCACGGGGTGTTTAACCTAATTTGTTCCCGCATGTTATTTGCGGCTATTGTTAATTTGTCTTTCGAAATATCAAACTTGTACATACTACAGGCTGATATAATAATATTATTATTATCCACCGCCTTACCTGTTATTGATAAGGCGGTTAATAGTGTTGTGCGTGGGATTGTGAATTTCATCTACATGAAGTTATAAGAGCGGTTACGTAATTCGTTAAACACATCGGTAAAATCTGCTAATGTTTTGCACTCGCTGAATTTTTCAACCACGAAATCATGGTTTGATTTTTCCTCGTTAATTGGTGGATTATCACTTTCATATTCAATCGCGCCGTCAACCATGCCCAAGTTATACCCAGCATCGTATGATTGTGAGCATAAATCTTGCGCCTCATCGATTACCGCGTCGAGTTCATCTTCCGGCAAATCGATTGTAATTAAATTTCGTATGTTCTGCGAAATTGTTCTGTCTGTTGGTTTTTCTGTCTTTTTCATTCTTTCTCTTTCTTTAATTTTCGCGTTAGCGGGGGTTAAATTTTATCAAGTTGTTGTAATGCTAGTGATAGGTTGGCTTCGAGTTCGAGGGCGTTGTGACGGGCAATTTTTACCCATTCTTTTACCTGTTTTACGTTAGGTTTGGCTTTTGTGCCTAAGTCTATAAAGCTATCCAAAGTAATCAGCTTTACAAATAGCGGGTAATTGCTTTCCGGCCTGAACGAACTAAAATAATGCTTTTCTAACTTTTGATTTACGGTAAAGTAATGTAGTGATTGATGGATATTGTCGGCAGGAATATCTTTAGCATAAACAGTTGATATATGCTTTTTTGCGCCCGGTGATTTACCCTCCCACGAGACGGTTAAGTCGTCGCTGATTCCGTCCGGTGATATGCCGATAAGTGGTATTGTTTCGCTTTGTATCCATCCTGGCACGTTAAACTTAATCCCGGTATATTTTTCTATTTCGGTACGGTGTAGCGGCTCTAATTCAATCCCGCGCTGCATGTCGCCACTTACATAGTTATCATCTTCCATAGTGAAAGGCTCGGTACGCTCGGCAAGTAATTCAAGCAACAAGGTATCGGTAGGCACAAACAAACCTTTGCTTGTGCTACCGCCTACTTTACCATATTTCAAAGCAAACCATTCCTCGGTGCCTTGTGAGATTTCGGTATATATTTTCATTATAATAGTGTTGGTTTTATTTCGGCAACTGCTGCCAATACGGTTGGTAATTTCTTTTCTTCGCTTGATAGCTTTTTCCAGTTATCTTGTAATTCAGCCAGCGTTGTAGATGATTTTATAACAGAGATTGCGTTTGTATCAGTAACCTGCGCGGGTGGATAGTAGTGCTTAAACCTTGCCACAAAACCGAAACGCTTATCGGGCTGCGCAAATAGCACAATTGGTTTATTATACCAATCTTCAATAAAGTCGCTGTTAAATTCCTTAGCGAATGTTTTAGCGTTAGATACATTCAATATAACCGGCTTATAAATTACCTGATTATTTGAAAGGTCTTTAAGCCATAGCGAAGTTTTAGTAACTTCTTTTTGGGTTGATTGGTCAAAGGTCGGCGCGTCTTTCATTTCGTGAACGCATACAACCATTTCGGGACGTAGCCCGTGTAATGAGTTTTTAAGGTCTTCACCTGACACGTAGCGAGGATCTAAATTTTTACGCCAGTGGGTCTTTTGTGTTTCCATTTTGTTTGATTTATTGTGTTAATTTATAAAAGTTTTTTACTATCCTGCACCAAGCCCTTAATAAGAATATCCAGTGCCTCTTTCATTGTTTTGCCGATTGCGATTCCTTCGGCGGTAGTAAACACCGGAATTTCGATTGCTTTTAACGCGGTGTGTAGTACACGCACTTTTTCCTTATCGTTTGCATTTAACGCCGCTTTCTCCTTTGCCAACCTATCCGCTTCCTCCGCTTCAATCCGTTGCTTTTCAGCCAATAACCGGGCATCCTCCGCGGCTTGCTTTGCCTGTAGTTCTGCACGTAACTTATCGGCTTTATCCTGTTCGATTTTAGCTAACCGTTGCTGTTCTGCAAGTTTGGCTACATTTTCTTTGGCTAACTTTTCGGCGATAGCTGCGTTTTCCTTACGTGCCGCTTCCGCAATATCGGCAAGCCTTTGATTTTCCTTTGCAGCGGCTTCGCGTTCGGCCTGTAGTTGCTTTTCTTTAGCCTCATTCTCAACACGCAACCTTTCATTCTCTTTCGCCTGTTCCTCCCTCGCAATCCTATCTGCTTCAATTGCAGCTAACCGGGAAACTTCGGCCAAACGCTCGTTTTCAATGCGCTCTGCCTCTAATTTCTCCGCAGCAGCAACTCGCGACTCAAACGCAATCTTACCGTTATCTAAACACCGCTGATACTGTTCATCCGTCATAATATTTAACGGCAGGTATTCGGTGTCAACATCATACTTAACCAATTCAGACCGGCGCGTTTCGGCAAGTTCTGCCTGTCTTTTTGCTTCGATACGTTCCTGATGTTTTTCAATTTCGGTAAATTCGTTTTCAGTAACAAGGCAGGAATTTTTCACAACATTGAATAATGCCTGTATTAAATCCCCCTCGGCCTTAATACCCTCTTTACGCAGGTCTTTTATCTCTTCGGCTCCGGTTCTTACCTTTACCATTTTTAAGCGGTTCTCACGCGCTATTTTAGCGTCTGTTTCGCTCGGGTTGGTTTTATCCATGCCCTTTATCTTATCGGCCAATTCGATGTAACTTGCCATGCTCGGCGCAAATGCCATAGCGTGACTTTCGGCCTTAGATAATTCGATTTTAGTGTCTTTCAATACCGGGGATAATTCAGCAGGGATAATTTGGATTTCGGTCGTTGTGGTTTGTTTTGCCATTAGTCCTCATCCTCCCCATTATCTTCATCATAAATAGCCTGTAGTTCATCGCTGTCAAACATAGCTGCTTTTTCACCATACCCATCAGTTAAATATGGCATATCGTGTTCACCTTCGCACCAAAATGCCGTGTCATCTTCTAAAATGACTTTAACTAATTTAAAGGCTGGTTCTCCAAACTCCATAGAAATGTAACCTAATACATCTTTAATTGGTTTCCCTGTTAATTTTGATAGACTTATTGAATCATCTACCGTTACTTCTTTTAGTGTTTTCATATATTATCTATTAAGTTAATTCTTTTTCTCCCCTCCCAATCACCCATTAAGCGATTGCATGGCTGTGTGGATTTCGCGGATGTGTTCAGACGAAAGCCAATAAAGCCCAACTTCTGCGCCACATGCACCAATGAATTTTACATTACCATTTGTTACCACAGCCTTATATACTTGGTTTATTTCAATAATTATCTCATTAGGCGGCAATTGTATGCCAGCTATTGAGGCGAATGTTTCAAACGGTAGCACTAAATCAAATTCAGAGTTCCCATGAACCGCATCACACATATCACAATATTGTATCCATGGATAATGAATGTGAAATTTTTCGCTTGCACCATGATTTTTTACCCAGCCTTTACTTTTGTAGTGTTCCATCAGCGCCTTAAACTCGCGCTCATTCTCAACTTTTATTGCAATTTTATTTTCCACCTTATTTCAACTTTTTATTTTCCCTATGAATATATTCATACCATTTGTTCAGCCCGTCTGTTAGTTTTTTCGGGCATGTTTCCGGCCTGTATGTGGGCGGGATTACGGTGTGGGAGAGGCTTCGGTGTGTTTTCATGTGTTTTTCGGAATATTGTTAACGGCTTTATTAATGGCTTTAAGTTCGTCATCGTGTAGACAAAACCGCAAATCTTTACCGCTGTAAATATATACAGTACCATTTTCTATTACGGCGTAGTTTTGAGGATGCGAAAATTGAACCTTTACGCCCTTTAATTCGTTGGTTTTCATTCCCCATCCTCCTTATTTTCCGGCTGCGGGGTGTCTTCGTCTGGAGATTGCAGGTCGGCTTCGGAATGTGTGTATGATTGAATTATGTTAACTTCATCAACACCGCATTGGCGTTGCTCTGAAATTATACCACCTTTTGCACATTCGTCACGGTCATGAAAGAACGGGAATTGAACATCGCAGCGATTTTCGCCTTGCTCATTTTGGTAAACATCAATCACAAAGCCAATTTTGCCATTGTAACTACCGGCTTTTACCAATACCGTGTCAAGTTTTTTAATTGTTTTCATCTTTTTATTTAAGTGTAATGGGGGTTAAAAATAGCCCGTATCGCCGGGACTATGCGCCGCTTAGAATTAGCGGAAACTAAACAGATTTTAGCAGTCTATAGCAGACTGTATATTATCAATCGCGCTATCACAGTCGCTTTCAATAGCCTCTAATGTGCCAAATGCATCATCAAGGTTGGATATAGCATCTTCCATTCGGCTACCCATATCGGATTGCTGCAAGCCCTCACTAAGATTGTCGAACTTTTCTTGCTCTTCATCTTTTAATTGCTCGATTGTTTCTTTGGCTTGTGCGATAATGTCACGTGCCTTTTCTATTTCCTCAATTGCCTTTTGCAGGTCTTTTCTGTTGTGCTTGTTCATTTTGCTAATTTTTAATTGACAATGCAAATATTACTTTTATTTACCGGAGTTGCAAATAAAAGTGAAAATAAATATTTTTGCTAAAAATGTAAAATAAATGAAAATAAATTTGGTGGTTTCAAATATAGTCCGTACTATTGTACATGCAATAACGCATAACAAAAAACATTCTCAAAATGGAAACTTTAATCAACTCATTAACAGAACAAACACAAGAACTAAAAGCATTGTATCTTGAAGCTACAGAAGA